CCGAAAGTTTTTCACCACGACCAACAGCCAAAGATGGGCCGCCTTTAGCTTTGTACTCAGGTAGTTTCCCATACGATTTTCCTTTTACGTTGGATTGCGTGTACTCAGCAGCCACATCAGGACGAATCCCAACCTTCTTGGCAAACTTGGGGTTATATTCCGCAGCCTTCATTAGGCGAAACTGAGCTTTGGATTTGGCTGGCATTATGTAATCGACTGCTGAGTGATGGTAATCCGAGCGGTTCCACTCCCTGAATTCACAACCCAACGAACCGCCCGCATCAAGGTTTGAGTAAAACCTGTTTTATCAGTAGTTTCTGCCACAAGATTTGCCTCTGGATGATCTACCGCCTGTTGCGTAATTGATCGATTAAACGGATCTTCGTTTGTGTATTGAATCGTGTAATTGATTGTTCCAGAAACAGTGACGGAAATTGTTGTGACCTGATTCCTTGAGTAAATCTCTAAAGGAATCCAATCACCATATCCAGATTGGGCAAGTCCTACCTCAATCGCCCCTGCGGTTGCAGCGCTTACTGTCACGCTAGTAACTGTCTCAAAAGTAAGACTTGTTGTGACCGTAGCATTGTTTCCACCCGCAAGAGTCACAGACTGCGTACCGCCTCCGGGGCGTGTACCAGTGACAGTAAAGTTCTTCCCAGTCTCGTCCGCGACCGACTTAATCGTTACATAGGCAGGTACCGAGATCACTACAGCATTAAGAGTCAGCGGCCCCGCCATTGAGGGGGTCTGTGAACTAGCCAAAAAGTCAGCATCGGCCGCCGGAAATGCTGGAGTCGTAAACTGAATAGGCTTCATGAATGTCCTTTAAATAAAGCGGGGGCCGAAGCCCCCACTTGGTTCAGCAATTTACCGATCCGCCCCGCTTTTTGGCGGGAGTTACCGTTACAGATTTCTCTGTTTCAGTCACGCTGCCCGCTGGCTTGTTATCTATACCAAGCATCTGCTTTGCTTTACGGAACACACGATCCGGGATTTCACGGATGGTTCTAGCCATATCCATCTCCTCTTTCGAGGGGCCAAGGCTTTTGTCATAAGCCCCTTTAGAAAGATCTTCCGGTTTTGAGGAAGATCCTCCTTCGGCCATCTTTACCTTGCCACCTCTTTTGAAGGTGCCGGATTGAAGATTGTTCTTTACAGGAGCAGAGGCGGGCTTTTTGGGATATGCCACGGGACGGCCAGAGTCAACAAGCCCCCCCGCGGCGTAGGCTTTTTTTGCTGCACCACCTTTTTTGTAGGTTGAGTAGCCGCCCATGCCGCCATCCATCATGCCACCACCCATCATGCGGTTGACCTTTCCACCCTCTTTGTAGCCCCCAGCGTTTGCCTTCGCAACACCGCCAGTGGCATAACCTCCGGGCTTGCCCATCTTGACCTCGCCGGTCTTTTGGGGCGTGACATCTTTCTTGCCACCGTGCATTTTGGTGTTTTTGTATGACTTTGCGCCCTTTTCAGACATGGACTCCGGCAAAATTCCCTTGCCTATTTCGCCGCCATCTGCACAAGCCATACCGCCGTCTTTTTTGGACAAGAATGCTGGTTTGCCATCCTTCATTGGCATCTTGCCGCCATTTGCCATGCCGCCATCTTTGTAGCCGCCCTGACCCATGACAACGCCACCGGTATTGAGACCCTTATGGGCCTTGCTTGCGGGCTTGGACTCATGAGACTTCAGTTCTTTTTCAAGACCTTCCATCTTTGACGTCTCTGCCTTATGCATGGACTTGGACTCTCCGCCCTCTGCCATCATAGGACGCCCCATCATAGGACGCCCCATCATTGCTTTGCGACGATTAGCCATGGTAGGACGAGCAGGACGAGCGGCGGGCATCATGCCACCCCGACCGGGAGTAGCGGACAGAGCGCCCATGACGCCACCGTTCATCATCTTTTTGGGTTTCTCAACCTTGCCGCCTTTTTTGAGCTTCAATTCAACCGAAGGCTCAGTGGTCATCATTTTGACCATTGGTTTGAACTCAGCCATGGCTTAGCTCCTTAGGACGGGTTAACAGCAATACCACCAGCCGAAGCAGACGGAGCGGACATGTCCACATAGATCTGACCCAGTGAGCTTGCATCGCTACCAAACTCGGTGATTCCAACCATCGCAGAGTTTTGAATCATCACGAGACCGCCGGCAGAAGCTGCCAAGGTCGCGAGAGCACTCAAAGTCGTTGAAGTAGATCCAACATTATTGATGAACGAACAATTTCTGAACAGCGCCCAACGATCCATGCCAGCAGCGGCACCAACCTTGACACCCAGAGGGCTCGCAGCAGAAGCCTGGAAAGGAAAGATGCAGTCTTGGAACGTATTACGAGCCGTGCCACCAGCAAACTCAACCGTTGCATTCGCCGCGCTACGGGCGACGGTATCGCCACCCAAAGTGCATTGGTAGAACGAATGCTCGCCGCCACCGTTGAGCTTCAATGTGCGGGCGTCAGCACCACCAGCCGAGGCTGCATCGGCCATGCCGTAGATATTGACATTGGAGTAAGCATTTCGGCTACCCGAGTCAGTCCAAGCAATCATGCTGGCAGAACCAGTTGAGAACCCGCAGAACACCGAGATGTTTGCAAAGTAGCAACCCGAGGCGGTCACGTTAATGAACGCATCGCTGTTGAACGTCGCAGCGGTATAGGTTCCAGTCGGCGGAGCAATACGGGCACGCTGTGCAACTGCTGTCGGAGCGCACACACCAATGAGGTGAGTAGCGTTCTTGTTCCAGTTCAACGTACCAGCGGTGGCAGACGAGGTGATGGTTTGAGCAAGAGCGGTAGACAGACGGGCCGAACCCGCTGCGGTGCCGTCACCCATCAGAATCACAACATCATTATTGCCAGCAGTACATTTAGCCAATGCACCGTACAGAGTTTTCAGAGGAAGCTCAACACTGCCCTCGTTACCATCGGCACCGTTCTCGGGATCTACAAAAAAGTAGTTTCCCGTGAACGGAAGTCCACCGATAGTACCAAGAACGGGAACTCCAAAACTCGTAATCCCGTTAGGGAAGTTAGTCAAGGACATTTTAGTCTCCCGTTCTTGTAGGTTAAACGCCGGGAGTGCCGTACAGGGCACGCGGGTCGGTGAAGCCGATGTCATAACGCTCGGTGGCTTTGTACCGCATGGTGTCGGTCTCAAAGTCGCCTTCCATCGTCTTTTCCAGACGACGGCGCATCATGAGTTTCATGCCTTCCGGCGCATCGGTTTGAACCCACCAAGCGGTGGGAGAGGTCAGACGCGACATAACAGCGGCACCCTCATCGAGCAAGCCAATCGACTTGACGGGGTTGATGTCGTTGTTAGCGTTGCCGGCACGGAGAACCGACTTCAGCAGCACCTCGGCTTGGAAGACGTTGCCCGGGGCTACCACCAGTTGGCGGGGAACCAGACGAATCTTCTTGCCGTTGTTGTCCACAGCCTGGCGGATCTGGATCAGCATCTGCTCAAGCGACGTTTGCGACAGGTTTGCCGCAGTGGTCAGCAGGTTGCTGAACGTACCGTTGACGATGGGGTGCGAAGCGCTGTTCAGGGCTACGCCGTCACCACCAGCATACTGACCGCCGGTAAAGGCATTGTTCAGCACGTTAGCAGCCAACGTCTCCTTCGTCTCAATCAGGGACTGAGCGAGGTGGCGGGCGTAAACCTGACCAATACGGATGTGGTCGCCGTCCTCAACCAGCACTTTGGTCAACGCGAAGGCAAGGCCAAACACGTTGTAGACATAGCGCTTGAGGAACAGAACACCACCCTGTTGGTACGTCACCGGGGTGCCGTCAGGCATCTGCGGTGCTGCACCAAAGCCGTACAGAACCGGCTCTTCATGGTAGTTGCGGGGAATGCCTTCTTGTTCGCGGAACACACGGCTCCACTCGTCGGCACGTTGATCATAGACTCCATCGAAACATTCGTTGAGGATAGGCTCAACGATGGAACGAAAGTCTGTACTACGCATCGGGGCTGCCATTTTTTAGCCCTCCTTAGATAGCGTTAACGGACGCATTGACCTGCGACTCGTTAATGGTTACACGCACAATCGTGTACGCATCGCCCCAAGCATTGTCGGGGTAGGGGGCCAGATCACGAATCAGCATCTGTGCGCTATTGCCCGCGCCCACCAAAGAGGTGGACAGCGTACAAGCAGACAGACCCGTAGTCGTGGAGCCAGCGGTCGTGTTGCTCAGATCGGCCATATCGCCCACAGACGTTTGGGCCAAAGAGCCAGCGGCTTGAATTTCATAAACGATGTTGGGATCGTTGTAGAAATAAGCCACGCACGAACCAGTCTGATACGCCGTAGAGGCGGGCCAGTAGTTCGATACACGACGGCGACCAGTGGTGTCGGTAAACTCAACACCAGCAAAGGCACCCACGAAGGAAACACCAGCAGCCGCCGGTTCAATTTGTCCGCCAGTCACATACTTGACCGGCTGACCTTTCAGAATGTCCGAGGAGAACCCCGAGACAATACCGCCAGCCAGCGCCTGAGCGCGATCCAGACCGGAAGGGTGGAACGCGGGACGCAGACCAAACGGAGCGCTTGTTGCAGACATGATTTTGCTCCTAAAAGTTAACCCTCGAAAACGGGGGCTTGATTGGTTTGATCAATACGCCCCAATCCGTCGCCTTCCAACTGCACCAGTCGCCTGCCGTTGCTGTCTCGGGCACCTTGAAGGTTTTCCACTTGGATTCGGATTTTTTCCTCTTCCTCGCGGGGCTTCTCGTAGTGCCAGTGCGTCATGACATCTTGGTAGATATCCATGGGCAACTTGAACAACAACATTTCATTGCAAGCAATGTATCCAACGTGTTCGCCAGACTTGACTCGGAAATTGTCATACCCGGGCAACTCTTCCGCTTTCACGGGAACGTAACCAAGGCGCACTCTCTTGTCAATTGTGTCGTATGAGTTGGTAGTTGAAAGCCAGCACAGATGCCACCCCGGGATTTCCGGGATCTTGGGGAGTGCTGATTGCGTCCACTCATCGCTAAACATCTTGCGACGTTCCTGCGAAATTGTGAACTTTTCCTCCGGCGGTCGGCGGGTGGCGTCCTCGCTTGCGCGATCTTGGCGACCACCGGCCTGAAGGGATTTTTTGAGTCTACTGTCCATTTTCAACTCCTGTATCCTTGATTTTGCCTAGCGTACTCGGCGTATCTGCGGATCATCTTGTTTCGTTTTTCAGGATCTTCCCACATACCGCTATCTTTCATCGCCCGAACTTGCTCGGGAGACAAAGTGAAGGTGTTTTTTCCACCCGACCCTGCGGCTGATTCGCGTCCAGATCCAGTCACGATTCCTCTCGGTTTACTACGTCGATATGAACTGTCGGTAGATTCATTGTATCTATGAGAAACGTATCTTTGCAAGCGATTATCCAATTCTTCCCAATATTCGGGAGAAGTGGCATCCCATCCTTCGGATGTCAATTTCTCATCGACTTGTTTTGCAATTTTACTATCCAAATCATCGCCATTTGGATTGAACCAAGAATTTCTTTCCATCCAGTCTGCCGCCAGACGCTGCAGGCGGGGATCTGGAATGTTTGATTTAGCTTGGGGGGTCTCTGCTTGTTTTTTAAGATTCTTTAGAGCATCGGCCTGTTGCTTGGATTCAAGCCACATTTCCTGCGCCCGCGCCATAGCGTTTCCGTCCTTGGACTGCGCGGCCTCAGACAGCTTCATCTTGGCATAATTAACTCTTAGCTCGGAATCTTCAATGGCCTTGTCAATTCGGGCAAGATCGGCGGAGTGGGTTTTTCTCTCAACAACGGAGAGACGCTGAAGCAGTTCCTCGTTCTGTCGCTGCAAATGTTGCAGCTTTATATCTTTTTCGGCGTTTGTTTGCCTGACCAACTGCTTTTTTGCTCTTCGCCTCTCTCGGCGGGCGTTTCTGAGCGCATCTGAATCGCCCGGTTGATCTTCATCATCACCGGGGGGCAAAGAATCGTCTTCTTCCGCCTGCGGATTGGGAATATCCTCGGGCAGGTCAACAACAGCAGAGCCGTCGTTTTCTTCTTTGACCTCAATAGGAGGTTCTTTGGTTTCGGTATTCATGTCTTACCTCAAATGAAAGCACGCATCTCTAGGGGGTTGCCAGTGACTTTGGCAATAACTTCATGGTCGTTCAGGATCATGAACAGCGCTTTTTCGTCGCCGGGAATTTCTACCTCCCAACGATCTCCGCCCCACTTGGGAACGCGGATGTAATCCCCTACCTCACACCAAGAGCCTTCGGGCCAGCCTTGCATGGTGTCGCGGTTTTTGAACGCAAGCGGCCCAATCTCGATCACCTTGGCGACCATGTTGTTCCACTTCTCGGCTTCTTTGGTTTCTTCAACCAAAATAATTCCCGCTGCGGTTGCTTTCTTTTGGGTGCGGCGCAATTGAACAAGAATACGCCCACCAAGAGGTTTTGCACCGGGATCTACACTCGGGAATGCCCAAGCAATGTCAGCGTTGTTAAACGCTTCCGGCTCATTCATCTTCATCTTCTTCCTTTAGAAGGTTATTAAGGATGTCCAAGGCTTCTTTTAGCCCCGAATAATGACCAATCATTCGCTGATAAGTCTCCCACGATGCGGCATTTCCATCCGCCAGGGACAGGCGTATTTCAGCCTTACGAGACTCAATCGCGCCAATGTAATCTTCTAGATATCTCATTTTTTCTTGGGCTGTGTCAGCGCTCCTTGTTTTTTGGGTTGCTCTTTCAGCGAAGTGCCGTCAAGTTTCTCGCCCGCGGCGATGCGTTTATGCAGGCGAACTGCTTCATTGTGGTACGGGTTTTGGGTAGCCATTTCACACTCCAAGTTGACGTTGCGCCTCATTTTGGAGGCGGATTGCAGTTTCGTACTGCTCAGTTTGCAATATTGCCGCATCTCGCGTCAATTCTGCGGATTTGATTCTTTCTTCCGTCAGGTTGTCGTTGGCATTCAAGGCAACCTCAATTTGTTTGTCGGCGGCAAATTGCTCATTGTCTGCCTGCAACTTGGCCGCGCCCAATTGAGCGTCTTGCTGTTGTTTCTGCGCCCGCAGTTCAAGTTCAGCCTTGTCTCTAGCAGCACGACGCTGTGTTTCGGCCATGCTGGTTTCCATGATGACCTGAGCGTCTGGGGTAAGTTGTGGTTTCGGAGTAAGTTGCTGCATTGACTGCAATAGTTGACCAATAAGTGGCACGATCTTGCCAAATGCTTGTTCACTGTCCATTTTTACATGTTGTGATGCAATAGCAAACACCTTGTCAATCTCGCTGGTCAATTTTTTGTTCTCGTATTCCTCTTCAGTCAGCATTTTATTATTACGAGACTTGGAAACATAACTGTTCATTCGGTTCAGATACCACAGAACCATATGCTGCTTGATATGTTCCAGACTTCTTGGCAGATAAAAAGAAGCCATGATCGGATTCCCACCAAACGCGGGGTTCAGGGCAAAATCCAAGTGGCTTTGGATGTGGGCTAAATGGTCTTGCTGGATGTAGGCAAAGGCGTTTTGTCCCAAAGCCATAGCCACGTTCTCGTCTGCCGGGGTTCTTTCCTCCGGCGCTGCTGTATCTTTGAGTAGTTCGTTGATGCCGGGGATTTTTAACTGCTTGAGGAACCTCTGCTCAACAGCAAGCCGGTTGTACAGGTCAGGGGCCGCTTGAGATCGCGCCAAAACCGCTTGCATCTGCGCCATTCTCTGGGTTTCAGAGAAGATATGCGGGTCGGAGACGGGAACAACGTCTGTATTTCTTCGGAAATCCTCTTGTTCTATCTCCAGATCGGCAACAATCTCGCCTTTTCTTTGGTCTTCCAAGTACCAACGATTCAGACGGCCCAGAATCTTCAGAACTCGCCCCTGAGCATCATGTAAACGGGCGTGAATGGCTGAGAAAACGGCTGCGCCTTGTTCAATCAGGGCTTGAGTTGTTCCAACTGGCGCGTTGGAGGTCACATCGGCGATTTTTTCCTCTGCGGTGGTCACAACTCCCCGGGCGGCTTTGTCCAGATAGCCAACAAGCTCAAACAAAACTTGAGATGGGGGGTTAAATGGCATGGGCATGGCAATTTTTCGGATGTCATCCACGCCCGGAGCCGCCTCAATTTCTGCTACTTGGGTTACGTCCACCTGTTGGGACTGCCCAGACAGCTTTGCGCCCTTGAGTTTGAGCATCGTGGCGGCGTTGTTGATGTGCGCCGAGTCCAGAAGCGCTCGAATACCGCCCGTCAGGGCCGCAGAAAGCCCCCCTATGAGGTGCGGAAGCCCGATAGCATAGGCACCCCGCCAAGGAATGAATTTGAACTCCACGACCCAATCCAGTTTGGTCATGGTTTCATCGCCTTCTTCCCAGTTTCTGTATAAACCAACAACTTCGTTGTCCAGTTTGTCGATCATCAGGATGTACGGGGCGCTTTCTCCTTTGGAAAACCGATCATCATCCAGTTCCAGCCATGTATAGACATGGTAAACAGTGCGCTCGTTGTCATCGTTGTCCTGCCACTTTTTGCCTTCGATCTTGTCGTTGGCCTTCTGTGCTCTGGATTCCTCCGGCTGCATCGTAGCGCGGATCAGATCAATGTTCCGATACAGACCAGTACGAATCCGACGCTTGAATTCCCACTCCGTCAGGACATGAACCTCGGTTGCTCGTTGGGCGGTGTAGAAGTTGGTAGCAGAAAACGGAACAATTACTCGGTCAATCGGCATGAATTCAGCACACGGGCGCTTCTTTTGCTCGTCGTACCAGAGTTTTAGATATTGAGACCCACCTAAAGGCAGTTGCGTCAGCAGTTGTTCCTGCTCGTCCCTGAATTCTTCGATTTGTTCTGTCAACTGCCAGTTCATGTAATCGCGTTTGCGCTCGGCTCGGGCGGTTTTTTCCTCGTCCGCCTCACCCATGATTTTGGTTTTCACGGGGCCGTCTGGGGGGAAGAGTTCTTTAATTGCTCTGGAGGCAAAATCTATGCAGGCTTCGGCCATCACAGGGTGTACTACTTTAGAGGCACCCATGAACGTAGCGCCGCCGGGAGCGTCTTTGCCCAGACCTGTTCGCTTTAGCCCTTCTTCGTACTGTTTATCACGCTCTTCGCGGGCTTCTTTGTCCTTCTCGATCAGTTCCGTATAGCGCAGGGCCATTGAACTTAGGTCAAGCGGGTCAATGATCTCGGCAAGGTTGCTGTAGAACTCCTCGTCCTCCATCGGGCCTTCGGTTTCCATCTTGACCACGGCAGATCCGTCTGGAAGCTCCTCGATTTCTGTCGTCTCTTCCGGCAGTTCAAACTCAAGCTCTTCTTCCTGCGTCTCAGGTTGATCCGAAATGCCGGGTACAAATCGCCCGTATTCGGGATCAATGGGGAATTCTGTAGCCATACTTTGCCTTTATTTGCTAGCAGCCAACTCTAGTTTCATTGTGTCAGGGTTATTGGTAAACATAACCTTGTCGCCCTTTTTGAACAGGCCACCGTCAATAACTTTTCCGCCATCGGTCATGTCAGGGATCGTCACCTCTCCGCCGGGGGCTTTCTTGATTGCGCCGCCAATTTTTTTGAGCATGTCTTTAGATTCAATCTCGGCAGGATCAAATGCCGCAAACTTTGATCTAACTTGTTTCGGTTGGAACGGAATAACCACCGGATGCTCTGGCCCACCTTTTTTCCCACTAATGTCCAAAATGCCGTCATAACCCAAGTCTTTTTCCAAAAACTTGGAAATTTTGTCTGGAATTGACGTCCACACAAAAGAATTTGCTCCAGTAGCGGTGTCCTCTTCTAGTTGATTGATCCATTGCTTTGGTGTAAACCTAGTATTTTTATCCCACGAATCAACACCACCTTGCTTTTGTCGAGTCCGGTCATTTTTGAACGCCTCTTTAAGATTTGGCAGCACATTATTTTGAATTGACTCAATGTCGTTTGTTTTCAACGGATTTGTCAATCTAGCCTTGCCCATCAAAACGCCTTGCGCCTCAGTCCAAGGAGCGTTGGTTTGGGTGATCGGCAAATCAAATCCGGCGATTCTATAAATGTCTGCCAACTCAGAAGGAGCATACGGATCAAGATTCCCGCTTTCTGCCCACAACTGCCGCAACGCAGTCAATGGATTGCCTTTAGCCTCACGTTTAAGCATGTAATCAAAGTGAGACTCCGCTACAGGAAGGCCCGCAGGAGTTGGGTGAAGCGTAAACGGGCCACTTGCCTCCTCTGGGTTTTGATAGCCAATTCGACGAGCCTTGTCCAAGATTTCCGTTTTTTTCTCAAAAGGCAAAAAGTTATATGCCTGCTCGGCAGAAATAAGCGATTTGCCGCCCGGGTACAAATCTTTGGTGTTTACTTGAAAGTAATTTTGCATCTCCCCAGCATCACCAAGTCGGCGAGATGTATCGGGCTTGCTCATGGCATAACTAGACGCTAGTTCACGTTCCGTAGTTCCGTAGGGCATCGGGCCTGAAGTTGCCCGCTTAGGATCAAGCCCTTTGCCCTCAAGAATCCGATCAAGACGTTGAGTCCCGTGGTAATAGTCCATGAAGCCCAAGGCGGCAGCCCGATCCATAGCCGTGTTGTTCTCGGGCAGTCCTAACATCTCAACCGCATTCCTTCTGGCCCGCTCTAGCGCTTCTTCTTGCGGGAACTTGAAGCCAGATCTCTGCTTGGTTGACTTGATTGCCTCACCAATTGCCTTGGCACCTTTGGCGGGAATAGCAGCCAGCGCTAACGGGGTGGGACTAGACGATGCCGCCGCCATGTTGCGGTATGCTTCCATACCCCTAGCGCCAGCGCCCTCTTGAGGATCAAGCCCAAACAGGCCGCGTAATCCCCCCTCGATAACCTCAGCAGCACCAGACTCCTGTGCTCTTTGCCGAGCCGCCTGATACTTCTTGCCGGTGGTGTATTGGCCGAAAGCAGCACCGCCTTCATCCATCTTCACCGCACCACCACCTGCCAACTCCAGACGCATGGTGTCGGGGTTGTTGGTGAACTGGACCTTCCCGCCCTTCTTCATGCCTTCGGGCGGTTGCAATCGGTTATCCGATCCTCCGGGAATGCGTTTAAGAACGTCCTCTGAGGTGGGTAAAAATGTTTCTCCGCCTAGCCCGGGAATTAGGCGGATCAAAGACTCGATATCACCGGGCGCTCCCAACGCTCCGGCGGCGAATCCTCTCGCTACGTCTATTGGGACGTTCTTGGCCGCCTCGGGATCTTGTTTACTCCGCTTGGGCTGCATTTGAGGGAAAAAGCCAAACGCAGGGCCAAACATTGCGTCGGCCAGTTTTTGTCCTCTTTCGTCTGCCATATTTCGCCTCAAATAATCAGGATTATTACATTGAATATGGATTTTCTTTCTTTCGCCCCGCGTCAACGTAATCGTCTTCGTCTAGTTCATCCCTCGGCGGGGGATCGATATCCAGCCAGCCAGCATCTCTGAGATATCTTAGCGCCATCGATGCGGCGTCTACAAAATCATCATGGGTTGTCTCGGGGAACGAGCAAATCTGGCTCACCATCCCCTCTGCCCAGTCCCGCACGTAGCCCTTGTTCACGCTGCTCTCAGGGATCCAGACCCTCCCGGCTCGGATGATGTTCGCCACGATGCTCAGGCGCTGTATCTTGTCTGCTTTGCCGGGGTTGTATCCACGGACGAAGACATGCGCCCGCTGGAGGTCTTGGATCAGGCTTATACCGGCTGACTTGTCCTCCACTAGCACCAGATCCACCCGGCGGGCATCTTTGCCATCCCCGTACACTACTTCGTACTCCTCCAGCACCTTTTCTTTCATATCGGGATACTGGAGCCTATCCTGCCAAGCATCGATCACCAGAGCGCTCATAGGGCCGTCAGTGGGTTTGAAAACCCCGAAAGTAATACAGGCAGTGGGATCGTTGTTGATCTTGTCCGTATACGCGCAGTCGTAGGACTGGACGATAAACTCCAGCTTGGGTAACGGCTTCTGGGCGGGCCAGAGTTTGAACCAGTCTCTTTTGACGATTCCCGACTCTTCCGGGTCGATGATCTCCGCGTAGATCTCCTGCTTTCCTAATTTCGTGCCTTCGTACTGCAGGATTTGCTTTCTGAAGTTCTCGCTCAGGTTGTCGATGTTGGCGTATGTTGAGGCGGTGGTTACGCACACATCATCCCCATCTCTACTCACAAGATCTACGATCAGATCCTTGGGTCTCGGGGTCGTGGTGCAGATAAGGCGGGTCTTCCAGTTGGCATCCATCTTCAGGCGCATGCCGAACATGATCTGATCCCATGCCTCCTGCAAATACTCCCATGCAGCCAACTCATCGCAGTTGTGAACAACAATGCCATTGGCAATGAACTCGTGCTCACCCTCAACTGTCAGGTTGTACGTCACGGAGTTCGGCAAGCGTTCGACGGACTTTACGGTTGCTTTTTTGAATTCCCAGCGAGAAGAGCTTTTTGCGGCACTCAACTGAGCATGCGTGATGGGTTCCTCGCAGCTTACTGAACTCTGCACCGCAACTTGCGCAATTTGCTTGCTGTGGGTATTGCCTGTTGTCGCGCCACTTATCAAGACATTTTCGGGAGCAGAACTTCCCAACTTTGTTTGCCGAAAGCGAAACAAACTCCGCACCACATTCAATGCACTTCCCAGCTTTGGGAGTGCGTAGCTGCTCAAGCGTTTTTCTTGCGGCTTCTTTTTGGGCTTCGCTATTCTTTGCTCCGAGTCGATGATGCCGTTGATGTTCCGATTTCGCCATGAGAGCAAGATTGGAAATGTCATTGTTCTCAACGTTGTGATCTGCGTGATGAACAACAAAGCCTTTTTGAATTGGGCCGTTGTGTTGCTCCCAGATGTACCGGTGCAAATAACCTCGTCTTTTGTTGTGATAGTGCCCTGTTGGCCTTTTGTGCCATGTGACACCGTCGTAAATGATGCCCTCCATACTTTGTCACCTTCTTTGACTTTGCCAGCAGGAATCCACTGATCTCCGACAAGTATAGGGTGATCATCGGTTGTGGTCAATTGCGTGTCACCACATCTCATGACAATTAAATCAGCGGTATTGCCAGAAACCCCAGCCGCCAAAACTTTTCTTGGGCCGTGGCGAGTCATCACGACATCGCCAGACTTGATGTTTTGAATTGGCACCTCTCCGCCATTGGGTAACGCAATCATGGTGTCTGGAGGGCAGCACCATCCGCCATGAAATTGTGGGCCGCGGAAACGCTCAGGCTCCGACGCGGGGATGCCTTTGATCAGGGAGCCGTTGACCAGTTTGAGTTCGTGCAGGGCTTTGTTGTAATCCGCCACCAGCACGGGCGGGATTACGCTCATCAGCCCGGAGTCACCCTCAAAGGTGGTGCTTCTTACGTCGCTGCTTGTAGGGGCGCTTACTAACCAGCGGGTGTTTGGGTATTGCCAAGCCCACCACCAAATCTGTTCCGCGGCGGTTCGGGTCTTTCCGGCTCCCCGGCCAGCAAGCAGCAGAAGAATTGACCACCAGTCGCCCGGGGGCATTTTCTGATGGTCGTGCGCCTTAGCCAGCCAAGCCATCCTCGCGGCGTATGCCATGGCCTGATGCGGTGGTGCCTTTTTCAGAGCCTCGGTTATCTCGGGACTCGTTAGCAGATCAAGCGCCATTGCGCCGCAATTCTAAATTCTTTACTGCCTCGGCCAATAAAGCTACAGCGTCGTTGTTAATATGTAGCGGAGCCTCTGGATCTCCAGCGTGGGTAACTCGGTCGCCGTACTTCTTGGGGTTCCACTTTGCCAGCAGCTTGAGGCGGGTCTCAATCTGGAGCTTGCGGTGGCCCAGCATGTCCTCGACCGTGGTGTAGGTCTTGTCGTCACCGATGACCCGCTTGTGCCCCAGATGGATATTGTCGGCAATGATGAGGGCCTCCTCAGCAATAGCCTCGTATCCCTGATCTCTCGCGCGGGCGATGGCTCCCGAAAGCTCTTCGTCGCGGGCCATCCATTCGTAGATCTTTTGCCAAGCTGGCATGTGATCATCCCTACAGATCTGCCTTAGCGGCTCACCGTTACTTAGCCTCTCGCATATCTCAGCGGCTAGTTCGGTAGAGTATTTACTTGGCCTTCCTGTTTTCTTTTTTTCCATCTCGTACTTTCAGAGACATAAGATAACATTATTATGGGGTAGAAATAGAAAAGGGGCAACTTGTGCCCCCGTTCTTTTTTGCGCGGAATTTTAGTCTGGTTTTACCAACGGCCTGCCCAGAATCTTCCGCACATCGTTGGCCGCGTCGAAAGCGTAGGCCCATCCATCGCTCATGTAGGGTAGTCTCTCGATTGACTCTTCAAGGGACTCAAGGATGCAGAGGAGGGTGTGTTCGTCTACGGTGTAGGTTTTCATGCTGCCTCCTCATACCGCTTCATGGCGGCGGCGTGCTCTTCGTCAGAACGCTTCATGGCGGCTGCATGCTCTTCTTCGGAACGCAGACCGACCTTTACCATGGTCAGGATTGTGTTCAGCTCCGACCACTCGGCGACAGTTAGAGATTTGTCGTTCACCAAGGACATGCGAGCCGCCTCTTGCGCCGCCTCTATGCGCTGCTCCGTCAAGTTGGCGGCAAAGGACTTGGGGAATTTAACGTATCCGTACATGATGTCTTACCTTTCGAGTTACCCGGCGATGTTGCCGTGGGTTGAATTATAGAACGACTTGTTCAAGCAATGCAATACCCCCACTGTTTTGTGGGGGATTTACCTCACGGGCGCATTCCGATGGCGTCGTAGTCGATACCGACGGACTTGCCGGTGTACGATGCCAGACCCGACAGGCCGCGCTGCTCGGGCAAATGGTTGCCCGGGTAACGGGCGTACATTTTTGCCGGGGCCAACATGTAGGCCACCTTCAGGCCGCGGTCAGCAAAACCCTTCTCGCGCTTGTAGTCGGTCACCCACTCAGCCTTGTCAGCGCCATTGCGGCGCACTGCCCACTTGTACACGTTGCCGTAGCCGAAGCGGTTCTCAAAGACATGGATCGTGGTCGCCACTACTTCGCCGGTTTGGGCGTCCACCAGCACCTTGAACACATCGAGGTTGCCTTGGTCGGCCAGTTCCGCAGCACGGGAGCAGTCGCGGGCGCTGATGTCGTTGCACCACTGGCTCACGCAGCCATCGGTGTCGCTGCGCTCAAACGACTCGATTGAACGGCGGGCGTGCTCTTCTGCTTGCTCGCGCAGGCGCTTGCTGTCCTCGCTCTCAAACGAGGGGAGCGCGGCGCTGGCTTCTTCATAGGAGGGGAAAACGAAGTAGAAGGAAGTCATGATCATTACCTTTCAAGTTACTCGGCGGGGGCGCCGTGGAACAAATTATAGAACAAAAAATTCAATCAATGCAATACCCCACCATGTTGCAGGGTTACCACGGCCTCCAGACCAGCAGATCCATCAGCAGGACGACCGTGGCGAGGAAGTAGCACCAGATGATTGCTTTGCGTTGCATGGTGTTCTCCTGAAGGGGCCGAAGCCCCCGGGTTGATTAGCGGGCGGTGACCTTGACGGTGAAGCGAGCGCTGGTCTTGGTGTACTTGTCGTACATCGCAGCGCCGTGTTCCTTGATGAAGGCTTCCTTGTTGAAGGAAGCGGTGTTGGACTCGCTGTAGGTGGCCTTGAACAGCGCACCGTCCCAGACCTTCTGGCCACCTGCGCTGCCGATCTCCTTGATGCTGTCCTTGATTTCCTCGGCCTTGGCGGTCAGGTCAGCGATCTGCGCGAGCAGCATGCCGAGTTCGTCAATCTTGGTGAGGTTGAGATCTGCTTTCATGATTACCTTTCAAGTTACCCGCTACAAGTTGGCGTGAGTGAATTAGAACAGAAAATTCAACATTGTGTCGATCTGCCCCAAACTATTTTGCAACAGTGTGTTTCTCCAACAGCCGTTGGATGGTCACGTTCAAGGCGTCAAGTTCGTCCATCTTCTTGAGCGCCCACATCCTGCGCTGCCCATGTAGCCCCATGAGGCTGCCTTGGTGGCAGCCCTTGCACAGAGCCACGCAGGTGTACTGGAGTCCTTGCTTGATGTGGTGAGCGTCGCTTGGCCCGGGAGCGTCGCAGACTGAGCAGGGTAGCTCTTTGATCGCGGCTAGGTGCTTGCGCTCTGCTGCTGTTAATTTGTTGTTCACACGGTCGCCCTGAGTTCGCTTCGCTTGCTTGCCTCAAGAGACCTCCAGACTTCGATCCTTGCCTCCGCAGCGATCAGCATCCACCTGAGTTTTTCCTCGGCCTCTACGGCCTCTTTAATGGCCGTCAGGTGCGCTTTGTAGTCCGGGTGGCTATACGCCTCCCTCTCTTGCGCGTTTACCGCCTCGTAGCCCATCTCCAAGGCTCGTTTGCACAGTTCTGCTTTCAGGGTTTTACGGTGCTCCTCAACATAAATCCGGTTTGCTTTGGCTTGGGCATACTCAGCGCTCTTGGCGATGATGTAGTCCACCGCGGCGTTTGGATCTGTTGGTTTCTCGCTCATGCCTTCTCCTTTAGACACTCCCGCAGGGAGGTGATGGCGGCGCGGGCTATCTTGTTTATTTCAAACCGTATGTCTGTTACTTGCTGCGCCGTGAGTGCATCGGGCGTGCCGTATTCAACAAGTATGGCAATTTGCTTCAGCGCAACCAACGCCTGCCGCAGCAGGGCGGTGTCCGGCTCCCGCTCAGGCTTCGCAAGCGCGGCGCGGAGGGCGATCATCAGACTTGCCATACGGACACTGCCGGGGTCGGTATGCCACTCCTCAAGCGCCTGCTGTGCTGTTTCTCGTAGTGTCATTTGATGCTCCTAACAACTTCACCTGTGACTTCACCTGTCGCACCGCGCCAGCGTCTGCAATCAAGTACACAAACTCTATAGTGTCTGTGAATATGGACTTTCATTTCTTTTTCCTTTCAATCATTTGTTGAGAAAATACCCTAAAAGCCTCCACTCTTTCCGCCTCTGCTTTTTTGTTTCTGCTTATATTTTTAATCGTCCCCGCCGCTTTTCCCTCGCTTCTGGCTTTTTCTACCGCAGCAGTGGATAGTTCAGATTTTGTTTTGCCCTTGTAAGTAAAATAAGAATCTTCCTGAAATATGCTTGGTCTGGGATTGTCCTTCCATTTGAAAGGATTATCTGGATGATTCTTTATCATGTCCCAAGTTGATTTATGCATAGGTCAACCACCATCTTCCCCGGTTTTTGTCCGTAAGATCTGTAAACAACTACTGGCTGAAACTGTCGATCATTTATTCCCAAGGCATCAGCCATTCCATCCAATCCAGATTTAGCTGCGGCCAGGCAGTTATCTGTATCTCTCAGTCTTTTGTCTGGCATCACGAAACTAATACTGAGTTTAATGTTCTCAGTGGTAGGAACCCAATCTTTCATTTGATGGGTGGTCAACCACGCGCAGGTTTGTCTGTAGTTGGTCTTCGCGGTGTGGGTTGCTGTCCAGTGCTTGCCCCGGCTTCTGTTCGGAAACAGTTCAGCCGGGGGGAAGTCTAGTTCTATCCTCAGCAAGGCACCTAGATGCCCGTCAGTCGCATTTTTTTTCATGGTTGGTACCTACCCCCTCACCCACAAGTTTTTTTTGCTGTAGGCTCTTTTCTGCGTTCATCCGCCGTCTCAGGTCATCAAGCGCATCTTTGCCCCGAATTCTCTCGATGTCAACGCAGACTTGCAGCCACCAAGATTGCGCGTTGACGGATCCTGCCTCGCCAATCTTCTGGCGGTATCTCCTGATCCACTCCCTCGCTTCGCTTTGCTTCATGCATTCGATTATCTCCGGTGACCCATAGGGCGATTGATATTCTGTCCGCTCCAATAGGATATCCTTCGCGCGTTTTGTCAAGGACTTTTTTTGCTTCTTCATAATCCATCACTAATCCTCAAGGCGCTGCGCCACATTTGTTTTTTAAACAAGCTCATTTCCTCACCCGCTTCTTCCCTAGCCTTCAAGTTATACGCCCATGCTTTGGGGTCTGTTGGGGTTTTGAGCAACGCAGCCAAATCTCGCAAAGTCTGCCTTTTTTCCTCCAATGTCATTGGTTTTGCAGGCTCTTCGTATTTAGGTGTTTTTGTAAATTGACCCGCATGAATCCGTTGGGTTATTCCTCCCCAATCCATCGGATCAGACCAAGCATGGGCAGAGCACAGACGTCCTTGACCAGCGTCTACAGACCATTTATTGGGACAATTATGTGCTTGGCACATTAACTTGGCCTCCGCGTCCAATTCCTTCTCGATTTGCTTGTCAGCAGGCTTGAATGTCATTTGTCGTATTTCCCATCGATGATCTTTGCAAAATTTCCCGCGGTCACGATCCACTCCAGATCCGGCCGCCATGTCCTGCCCTCAGACTCAAAGCCCTTGGACAGAGTCGTGTCTTTGATGTACTCAAAGAAGCCGCTCCACCACCTCAGCCCGTCCTCTTTGGTGTTGTAGCCGTTCGGGCTGTAGGCAGAGGGTTTGGCGGCTTGGATCCAGCGCTGCTTCAGCATCGCAGCGCGGTTGCCCTCCCAGACCCGAGGTTGAGCAAGGTGAGGCAGGTGCTTGGCGTAGAGCGCAACGATCTCCCGCTGCGGGCAAGTCGGCAAGCCTGCCGACAAAGGTACGTTAGTACCTTCATTAGAAGATGAAGAAGAAGATGAAGAAGAAGGGGTTGATTTTTGTTTAACCTCTTCCCCAACCTTATGGTTAACCTTCTCTCCATCCTTGTTGCCATCCTTGTTTCCAAGAAGTGAGGGGTTACCACCGAGTTTTCCCCCGGCAGCACGCGCATTCCGCACTGCCTCATCCCGGATCATGCGACGAGAGCAAATTGATCCATCTTCAGCAAGATCGTAAACGCCAGCCTGCCTCAACTCAGAAAGCCAACCTTCCACAACCTCCAAGGTTTCCCCAACCATACGAGCAAGGTTGTCTGGATGGATAACCTTCTGCCCAACCTTAAGGTGTCCATATGGTGCCCCCTCATGCATGTAGCAGATCATGTCAATCCACAAGCCGCGAGCGCCAGTCGAACAAGTGCGAAGCGCAGTGTCCCGCAGCCAATCGGCTGGATAGAACTGGAAAGAGGGCCTCTTCATTTCTGAGCCGCCTTCCGCTTGTTGATGCAAACGCCACAGAAGTACCGAAACGCCCGCTCTTTGTCGTATCCAAACCGCTGATAGGCAATCTCTGCGGCCTCCTGAACCTCAAAGAACCCCAACTCGCTGACGAACCCTTTGGTCGTGTAGAAGTCTCGTTTTGGCACATGAGGCGCGTCACCAACCAAAATCTTGAAGATCTGCCACGTTTCATCCTCAAGACGGCGCGACTTCTCCGCAATGATTGACTGGTAGCCAGCGATTTGCGCCTCTGCTTCCGCAATGCGCTCTGCCTTCTGCTTCAGGCTTTCCGGGACGTTGGATAACTTGTTTTTGCCCTTGCCTATGTTGCACTGCTGGCAAGACGTAATGAGGTTGTCCATGTCATTTGACCCACCATTCGCAACCGGATGGATGTGATCAACTTGAAGAACTACCTTCGGCGGAGTTGCTCCGCAATATTGGCACTTGAACTCGTCGCGCTTGAATACCTCAAAACGCAACTTTTTGCCTAAATATCGGCCCATGCTCACCCCAAATGTCACCCCTTGTCTGGAACTTGCGGCAGGCGGGGGTGTGTCGCTTTTCAGTACGGGGATCAGCCGTACCTAGCCGGGTTCCAAACCATCGTACTACACAAAGAGATCCGGGCGCAACTCCTTGCGCGTCACCAGTCCTTGTGTTGCGTCTTCGATACGCTTCGCCAGCTTCGGACTGCACACTTTCGTCCCGGCGATGAGTTTGCTCATCCACTCGGCGGTGATCCCAAGGTAGCGGGCCATCTCAGCCTTGGCCCCCCGCGGCTCTGTAGCGAAGTATTCTTGTAGCGTCATGCCCACAATTATACATGAACTTCTTGTTCAACACTCTTTTACAAAAAAGATATTGACCTTGCTGTTCAAGCCATGGTGTACTTCGTTTGCGCCATGTGGCGTTTGATGAAAGGACTAGAAGGTGAATGTGTACACGACCAAGGCGGGCGTCAAGATTGGCCTGCTTTACCAACCCAAACCCCCTGTGCTGTCGCATGACGAAGAAGTCATTCAAAGCGTGCTGCTGCGTGACCATCGTGTTGTGTGGCATCGGCGATTAACTGACAGCCTTGGCTACCTGTTTCTGGTGGTCTTAACGTTGATGCTGGCTTGGGCGGCTCTATGAGCGATCAAAAACAGTGCTGTGGTTGCAAAAAGCATAAACCGCACATTGAGTTCAGCAAAGACAAAAAGTCAAAAGACGGGTATTGCTATCGATGCAAACCTTGTTCTAAATTACAAAACGCCGAATGGTATAAAGCAAACCGGGAACGACTGATTGCTAAGGCGCGGGCGCGTGAACTTGCCGACCCTGAAAAGGCAAAACAAAAGAAACGCGAATACCGAGAACGGCATCGTGAACGGGTTAAGGAAGCAAACAGAAGGTACGCAGCGAAACCGGAAGTCAAAGAAAAGATGCGCGGCGACCCAAGGCGACTTGCGTATCTACGCAAGCGCGGAGAAGTTTCGCGTCAAACGCTTGACGACGAATATGTGCGCCGTGTTATGGCTCAAAAGTTAAACATTACTGGAGCGCAGATTCCACAATCATTAGTGGAGGCGCAGAGAGAATTAATGAGAATCAAAAGGTTTATAAATGAACAATGTAAATGAACTAAGAACGGAACTAGCGGATGTTTTTGCAAAACTTCGGGCCGGTGAAATTAAGCCCGGAGAGGCAGCAGAATTGGCAAACCTTGCAGGAAAAATGATTGGATCAGCAAAGGTGCAAGTAGAGTATTACGCTTTGCGGAAAGAATTGCCAGAAATATCTTTTCTAAAAGATGACAGCAAACAAAATGGCAATAAAAACCAATAAACAATTTACGGTTGAGCAAGCCTTCCCATTCCTCAAGCCAAGTCAGGACGTTGGGGAGTACATCCCCGGCATGACTCTGAGGGACTACTTTGCGGCCAAGGCCATGCAAGTATTTCTGGCGAACGACGAAACCACGTTTGAGGAAGACGCCGAGTCTGCATACCTTGTAGCGGACAAGATGATGGAGGCACGCAAGTGACCCCGCAAAAGTGCAAGTGGTTTGGAAACTGCGTCGGAATAGTTTTGACTCAAGATGACGAAGGCAACGAAAGTTATTACATAGGAGCAGGTAATGGGCTTAACGAAATTATCGATATCAATAACATTATCGCCAGAGGATCTCCGTTCCCCCGGGATGCAGGAGACCTTGTTTTTGGAAGAGTACGAGGAGTGGTTGAACGACCCCCAAGCACAGAAGGAATACCAAGAGTGGTGCCTGAAAGACGAACAAAGAAGGGCCGCGCTGCCCGACCCGTTGGAGAAATGAAATGAGTTTTATTGTAGAAAGTAATAAAGAGTTCAAACTGGTTCCGCAAGGAACCCATCTGGCTCGGTGCTATCGGATCATCGATCTGGGCACCCAACAGACCGAATGGCAGGGACAAGAAAAATTCCTGCGGAAAATCATGGTTGCGTGGGAGATCCACGGAGAAGACGAAACCGGCCAGCCCATCAAAACCGATGAGGGCGAACCGATGGCAATCTTCAAGAACTACACCCTGTCTTGGAGTGAAAACTCCAATCTCAGAAAAGATCTGCAAGCATGGCGAGGCGCACCTTGGACAGATCAAGAAGCCATTCGGTTTGACTTGAAAAACATCCTTGGTCAGTGGTGCATGATCAGCGTCGTACATCGACCCGGGGCCAACGGGAAGACATACGCAAACGTATGGGGACTGACGCCCGTACCCGGAGTAATCAAGCGGCAAGGTATGCCTGATCCCTACAACGATGTCCAAATCTTTCGCCTTGCTGATCCTGATTGGGGGCTGTTTGATACCTTTGGCAAGGGGCTGAAGGCGAAGATCGAATCAAGTCCTGAGTATCAGGCAATCTCCAAGAAAAAAGACCCGCCGAAAAATGATTCGGGGTTTGATTATATGGATGAGGATATTCCTTTTTAAACGCGTCCCCATTTAGGAGAGTAGCATGGTAAAAATATTCAAAGACAAAAACACTGGCGACTTTGTTCTGCAAACTACAGCCATCGATACGGATGCTTTCATGGCAGAACTTGCAGAAGCTATGGATTCTGCAATCAAATCAAGCGACGACGATGGCATCAGTGCGCTCGGCATTCTAAAAAACGCTATGCCGATTGCTTACAAACTTTCAGGATACAAGGCAGAGAACGTACAAGAGCAGCGCACTTTGGTTTGCGGAAACATTTCCCCACATGCCTGCGAGGTAGTATCAAGTGCAGGTCGGTGAGCTTTGGTGGGCAGGAAAAGAAGAGGCTTTGTCCACCAAGTTGGACAAGATGGCTCCCTCCTGTCTGTCACTAGACAATATTCTTGACGAGGCAACAGTCAAAACGTCAGAGTTTAGAGACGGGATTGGCTTTAAAGCATCTGTTTTAAAAAGAGATCCCGTCGAGCTTCAATTGAATTTGTATTTACAATGGAAATTAGGCATGGAATCATCAATAGCAGCAACAGAATCAACGCAACGTGCTCAAGCCGCAGTTGAAAAACTTAGATTATCGCTAGTTGATTTTCGTGGAACGATCAAGAACGATCTAAGTTCTATGAAAGCGGCTAGCGAACGTGTTCAAAGCGAAGTTCTTCAGATGCGAGATAGATACAAGCAGGCGCAAGACTTATTGATTAGTCCCGAGTTTATGAAAGCAGTTGAAAACGCAGAGCGCATGGCGGCAGCTTTGGATTCAATCCAAAAACTGACAGAAACTAAAATTAGCGTTGCCGTTTTTGGCACGAGCGGCGATACAAAGAAATAAACAAGTTCTTGAGGGCAAAACATGATCATTGGTCGAGCATCTGAGGCCAGTCACTGGTACACCCGTACTGGTGACGCTGCATATACCGTTACCGCGCGAAATGGTGAGCAGCGCCCTACAACCCTCAAGGACGCAAAAAAGATGGGGCTGTACCCATCGGTCACCACCATCATAAAAGCCGCTGCAAACCCCGCTTTAGAGGCTTGGAAGATCAATCAAATGATGCTGGCAGCTATGACCCTTCCCAGGGCAGACGGGGAGAGCGAAGAGTCGTTTGTCAGCCGGGTACAGGCGGACTCGAAAGAGCAGGGGAGACAAGCTGCAGAGCGGGGCACAGAGATCCACAGCAAGGTGGAAAAATTCTTCAACGGAACGATAGAGGCAGACTCGTTGCCTTATTTGGAGGCGGTTTACAAATCTGTAGATAAACAGTTCGGAAACTTGAAATGGTCTGCGGAAAAATCATTTGCCTTCTCGGGGTTCGGCGGGAAGGTGGATTTACATACAACTGAGGGTGATGGTGTTGTGATTGACTTCAAAACAAAGGAGTTTACCTCCGAGTCTTTGGAGAAGGCTCAGGGATATGATGAGCATCTCATGCAGTTATCAGCCTACAGAGTTGGACTGCAAATCCCCCAAGCAAGATGCGCCAATGTTTTTATCTCTGTTATTGAGACGGGGTTGGTTGTCGTCAAGGAGTGGACTCAAGAGGAGCTAGATCGGGGATGGAAGATGTTTGATTCTCTGAAAAACTATTGGTATGCAAAATCAGGATTGGTATGAAAAACCCCTATCTGTCAAAAGAAGAAGTTGTAGAAATATTCCTGTCCCAAGTTGCAGCCCATCTCAAACAAAACTACATGTTTTCGCCAGAGGATCTGGAAACCATCGCAACCATATTTATCATGTCGGCAACACCTAAAATTGCTGGAACGGAGCGCGATTTGTGTATTGATTTTGTCAGGTCACTCAATTCTCATGTAGCAAATGCTCTGGAAGAAAAGAGGGGTAATCTGTGAATCAAGAAAGCACCATGAGAATGTCCATCATTCTGATGAAGATAGAGAATCTGGAAAAGAAAATCCATGATGCCTATCTTGAAAAGCAATACGAAAAGATACGCCAGATGGCAGATGACTTGATTGTTTGTGCGCTACAGATTAAGCAAGATATCAAAGGCAAAAAAAGCCCCCAAGCGGGGGCGTAACTTCCTTGGCAACTGCGGAAGAATATTGAAAATACCTAGCCTCTCAAGGGTATACAGGTTGAGCAGCTTGTAGCAAGTCTTGTTCTGCTTGGTCTAATGGAGAGGTAATTCCGCCAGCACGAGACATTAGATTTGTTAATGGAGGCTCTGCGCGGCGCATCATTTCTGGGCGCTTTGTAGCCATGGTGGTTAGAGCGCCCATAACGGGGTTATTGTAAATCGCAGCAGCAGCAGGAACTGTTACTAACAGTTGTGGGGCAGCATATGCAGCAGCGGCTTCTCCACCGCCCAATCCTAACATGCGGCCCGCCTGTCCAGCCGTCAGAAGTCTCTCCGCCGTGCCGCTGCTTGGCATAGACTTGCCCATGATTTCCAGTGCGGCCTGAGACTCCGGGTACAGCAATCCTTGGCCAGAAGCAAATGCGCCCTTTCCCTTGGTTTCTGCCTTGACGGCAGACTCAAGCTGGGCGGGAGAAAACACGCGGCCTTCAGCCCCTACATAGCCAGCAGCCCGCTCAAACGGAAGATGGCGACGAAAAGCCTGATGGATGCCAGTCAGTTCATCCGCAAACTTCGGGTTCTGTGTTGCCAGTTCTTCCCTAATCTTCCCCTGCAACTCTCGAAGGGCAACACCTACATCGTAGGTCTTGGGGTCACGCATATACTGGTACGCGACATTCCCAAGGGCTTTCTCTGCATCACGGAACTCCTTGCCGGTCAGAGACCCCTTAACAGCCAACGGATCAATGATGAATCTATTGAACTCATCTCTAACGGCCTGAGAAAGATTAGCCGCTGTAGATGACGGCAAGCCTCGCGTCACCTCGGCAAGTTTGTCGTTGAATACCTTGGTCGTTGTTGTAAATCCTGAGGCAGAAGTTGGATCGTTGTAGCGCACATTCTGTAATTTTAGTTGCGGAGTGATCTTGTCGTATGCGTCAGTAATACGCTTGTTCACATAGTCAATCAACTCTTCGCCGGATTTGATTGTTTTCGGAACGCTCTCGCCCATTGGCTCAAGCACCCGGTTAGCAACCGCTCTGTTGAAGTCTTGCTGAGATCTTTCAAGACCACCACGAATTGCCATGCCAGTCAGCGGCAGACTGGTCAAGGCTTGCTCCGTTGCGCGGATGCCTTTGCCAATTACCGGAATCTGGCTTGCCAACTGACCGGGGGTGAAGTATTTCATGCCCATGGATTGCAATTCTTGCAAAGCAGGGGAAACTTGAGGACTAAGCGCTAGTTGAGTTCCTTTCCCCATAGCGCCGCTCAACAATCCGGCCTGCCCCATTTGTTTTGCTTTTTGGGATAAAAAATCTTCGTAACTTGCGGGAGTTACTTCTGTTGGAGAAAACGCAGCTTGACCAGCCCCTATAGCTGCAGATTTCCCAAGGACAGATTTATCAAGCGCTTTAGGAAGAACTTTGGAAACTAATTTTCCAGATTTCGTGGGAATTGGATTGGCAAGCTCGCCAACAAATTCGCCAATTTGAGCGGGTACGCCTCCGGACTCTGCAACAAACTTAGATATTTCTTCTAGTTTTTCTGCTGGTTTATTAACACCGGCATACTGCAAAACTCCAGCAAATGGTTTAGCAAATCCTACTGCGGCGGCAACAGGCAAAGAACCCAGAATCTCTTTTTTGTATAAATCTTCTTTAGTTATTGTAGGTTTTTCTTTTTTGTCGGAAGGCAACGGCGGCAACTTACTCAATGCTTCAGCCATTTCAGCCTTAGACATTCCGTCAGGAAATTGAACCGGGCCATATCCAACAACTTCGACGATTTGAGGCATGATTTATTTCCAAGACTTTGTTGCGGGATCCCAAACCGGAATGCCGGAAGATTGGGGAGCAGCAGGAGCCGGTTGGGAAGAAAGCACTTTGGGATCAAATTTTTTGTACTGATCCCAATGGCTGCTTACGGCATCAGCACGATCCGACAGTCGCTTGAATCCATCGTAAATGTTTTTGACCAAGGCTCGGCGCTGGTCATTGGTCAGCATCGGATCCTTGAGATTGCCAATTGATTTTTCAAGGTTCGTTGCATCCAGATTGGAAGCCGCTCCCGGCAGTCTCGGGATCAACGGGATCAGACCTTTGCTCAATGCCTCAATTTCACGCAGAGCAGTGTTTTGGTCGGTGCCAAACAATGCGCCAACAGACGATGCAAAAGCACCAGCAAAGGCGCCGCTTGGCGCTTTTTCAATCTTGCTCTTGAGCGCTTCAACTTGCATGAGGGCGCTGTTTGCCTTAACACCCTCATTGACAATCGGCACAACCATCTTGTTGAACTCAATCTTCTGCTGATCGGTCAACTTGTTCTTTTGCTCTTCTATTTTTGCATCATGCGCTTCTCTGGCTCGGGCGGCAGATTCACTAGCCAAGTATCTCTGGAACGCTTGATTCACCTTGGTGTTATTTCGCGCCTCTTGACTGCCAACCGTTGCATTCATCGTGGTCAGCATTTGGTTGGAAAGGGTTGTTGCCTTTTCCTCATCAATCAAGCCTTGCGAATATTGCTTGGCAAGACGCTGCGCCTGCGCCTTGAAGGCGGGGCCAACACTCGGGCCAAGGTTGTCAGCAAGGAGCATCAGAGAGTCAAACGGCGTAGCAACGTCGCTTGCACCAGCCCCGGAAATCAGGCCCAACTTCCGCATTTCAATTACAGACTTAACAAAGTTTGTTATGTTTTCCGGGCCAGCGGTTGAGAACAGGTTTGCCATGCCCTTCGGGTCAACAGTGAATTTGCCATCCTCTGTGGGTTTAAATACGCCGGAATATGCCCGCTGCGTTCTTTCTTTGCGCTGCTGTTCAACAAAATCCATAACATCCTTGGGATTACCCGTTATCTCCACCAGCCTTTGGATCGCTTTGGGATCAACTTCTAATAATTTATTTCCAGAAGCGTCTGTGCGCTCTATCAGAAGATTTTTTGAAATATTTTTAACATCTTGTTCATCTGCAAGCTGTCTGCCCTTAATTATGTACTCAGGATTTCCAGTTAACTGTCCAAGTTGTTGAAAAGCAAGCGGGTTAATTTGTTGTCTTTTTGCGCCAGAATCATCAGTCGTTTCGCTATATAAACTACCCAAAACACGCCTGCGCTGCATATCAGTCAAGTTTTGTTGATTCATCTGATACTGCTGCTGCGCCAATTCAAAACGCATTTGAGCGTTTTCTCGGGCGGCGCGTTCTTGTGCGGCTTGAGCGGGGCCAACAAGACCCGCTGCGTTTGCTATTGATTCACCAAAACCACCTGTCTTGGTAGGTGCAAGAAAACCCTGCGCCATCGCCAATAGAACAGGGTCAAACAATTGTTTTGGAGGCTCAGAAAGTTGCTGCTGTCTTTGTGCTAAAGACTGTTGCAAGACATTTTGACTTTGTTTTGCAAGCTCAAGCGCAGCAGATTCCTGCTCACCTTGAGGGTCAATATAACTAAAAGCTGAGTTTATTGCCATGATTTGCCTCAATATTTTTTGACGGCACCGCCTTTAGCAAACTCCAAAGATCCTATGTATTCACCTGAAACCGGGTTGATTCCACCCAACCCCAAGTTGGGAGAAATTCCACCAAGTCCACCCAGAAAATCCTTAAATCCGCCAAGCAGTTGGTTACCCCATCCGCTAGGTGAGTTAAATCCACTACCCAACAGCGAACCCAAGCCAGCGATCTGAGACAGCGGGGATGGGCCGTATACGTTTGCTGGGCCTTTGTACGTCTCTGTTGTGGTTGTTGGGTAGGTGTACCCCCTCATAATCTGAGCGACGTTCTGCGCCCGGGTTAGCGGTGCTTCAATCTTGCTTTGTTCGTAGGCAAGTTGTTGTGCGCCCAAATCTCCGAGAGACTTGATCGCCGTGGGGGCTGCTTGTGCTTCAGCAGATCCGATTCCTTGTAGTGCCTGAGCGCCTTGGGTTTGTAGTGCTTTCTGTCTTAGAGCAGCGTCTAGGGCGCTTTTATAGCCGCCAGACATCAACTCGGCCTGTTTCCCAAGCAGGTTGGCCTGTACGTCTGCCAGAGCTTGTCCTGTCGCTCCTGCGTATCGTTGACTTCCAAATCCCCCTGAGCCGGCAAATTGCGCCTTTAGTTGGGGTAGGAGGTTCCTCTGAACATTTAGCGAACTTTGGCGCGAAAGTTCATCGATGACATTCTGCTGATACGGATCATAGAACTGAGAAATGTCTGCACTAGTGATCGGCGCAGCCCCCGCCTGAGCAGAAGTAGCGGCTTGGGTCAGAGGAGACTGATACCTAGCCAGCGTTCCTTGAGCGCTGGAGTACAGGTCTTGCAGGTTTTGCGGGAGGCCAGCAACCAAACTGCCCGCGGGCTGACCCAGTTGAGTTTGACCAGCTTTTGCAAGATCGGTCAAATAGTCGGTCAAATACTGCGGAGCAGTCGCCGCCGTGGTTCTGGTCGTCTCTATATTCGGCGGGGCAGACCCTTCAAATAGGCTCATTTGGCGCTCCTTTTTACCGATTTTAAGTAATCCAGCGGAGATTTCAAAGCAGGTGGCGGCAAATCCTTGGGGCCAGTTGATCTGGCGCGCTCTCTAATTGCGTACATCATTTCATAAAGTTTATTGGTTCCCGCCTTGGTGGAACCATTTCCGAGTGCCGCGACGACATCAGCGGGCAAAACGAATTCAGAATCCGCAAGCCACGCAGGGATGTCGTCAGACTGCCCGTCACCTTTTCCGGCAACATGTTTTCCGTGCCTGAAGTCCTCTCGGTAGTGACTCAGAGCGCCCCCTGCCTTGGACATAAGGGGCATAGATTTATTTAGCGGGGCAACGTATCCACCAGTCTTAAGTTCTACATCCTCTTCTTCTTTATTTCCCAAGATATCATCAATTGATTCTTCTTGTCCGTATGCATAGTACGGCCTTTCTTCTGATTCTTGTGATCTTTGCTGGAGCATCATAAATAGCCGTGGGTCAATTTGTTGAATCATTTCCGCCTCCCTTCGTTCTTTCTCAAATTGAGCCAAAGGATCTATACGTTTTTGAGTTTCCCAAGATTTCAAAAATGTAGGCGCAAGTCTACCAATATCAGGCCCAAAACCACCCAAGGCCGGAGCGCCCGCCAAAAGCATCTTGGGCGATGGAGGTGGCGGTTCAACAACAGGAGGCTTAACTACAGGAGGCTTAACTACAGGAGGCTTAACTACAGGTGGTTCAACAACAGGAGGCTCAACAACAGGTGGCTCAACTACTGGTGGCTCAACTACTGGTGGTTCAATTACAGGATTCTCAATTACGGGCGGGTCAACAACAACTGGCGGCTCAATTACAGGAGGTTCAACTACGGGAGGCTCAATTACGGGCGGCTCAATTACGGGCGGTTCCCACTCTGGGGGGGCAACGTCTATATTTTGTGAGGTAATGATTCCCGAATCTGTATCAACAACAGTTGTAACTTGAGTATTGGTATTTAAGTCAGTAACAACAACAACAGATGTATTTGTATTACTATCTGTTTTGGTTTCAGTTGTGATGTTGCTATTACTGTCTACCACTGTTTCAGTAGTAACTCCAGTATTATTATCTACAGTAGTTTGAGTAGTAACTCCTGTATTGTTATCTACTTTCGTTTCAGTAGTTGAACCAGTATTATTATCTACAGTAGTTTGGGTGGTAACTCCTGTATTGTTATCTACTACAGTTTCAGTGGTAGTGTTATTGGTACTATCTGTTTTAGTTTCAGTGGTTACGTTTGTATTACTGTCTACTACAGTTTCAGTAGTAACTCCAGTATTATTATCTACAGTAGTTTGAGTAGTAACACCAGTATTATTATCTACCACAGTTTCAGTGGTAGTGTTTGTGTTGTTATCTACAGTAGTTTGAGTAGTAACACCAGTATTATTATCTACCACAGTTTCAGTGGTAGTGTTTGTGTTGTTATCTACAGTAGTTTGGGTGGTAACACCTGTATTGTTATCTACTATCGTTTCAGTGGTAGTGTTATTGGTACTATCTGTTTTAGTTTCAGTGGTTACGTTTGTATTACTGTCTACTACAGTTTCAGTAGTAACCTCAGTATTATTATCTACAGTGGTTTGAGTAGTAACTCCTGTATTGTTATTTGCTACTGTTTCAGTAGTAACCCCAGTATTATTATTTACAGTAGTTTGAGTGGTAACACCAGTATTATTGTCTACATTTGTTGTAGTAGAAGTACCGGCGGCAGGGTCTGTCTTTGTTTCGGTAGTGGTGCCAGTGTTGTTATCCACCACAGTTTGAGTGGTTGCTCCGGTATTGTTATTCACCACTGTCGTGGTATTTGTATTAGCGTCCGAGACAGCGGTAGTCTGTGTATTTGTAGCTGCATCCGTACTAATCTCGGTTCTCGTTCCGGTAAGATCATTGACGGAAGAAACAGTATTGCTGTCAGTATAAATAACAGTTCTAGTACCATCCCTGTTATTGTCTATGGTAACTACGTTACCGATCTGGTCTACTGACACATTTTGTCCTGCGGCGGCGGCTGCGTTGCTAACAGCATTCACCACGGAAGTAATATCAGCGCCCGAATTGACGGCGGATGCTACGATGTTCCCAAGGGTGAGGTTTAAGTCGGCTCCAGTAGAAACATTAGAGGAAACATTAACAGCGCTGGAAACAACTTGATCTAAATCTGCGCCAGCGCCGAGTGAAGTAGCAACGACGTTGCTGACCACGCTATTTGCGTCTGCACCGAGTGACGTAGCATTACTTATAGCATCCGAGACCGTAGTGCTTACATCCGCGCCGGAACTCAACGCATCAGTCACCGTCTGGTTTGTGTTGAGTATGACGTTGTTCGCTGCATCTACAGCACTATCTGTCTGAGAAATTGTTTCGACCGTTCCAGCAGGGGCGGTTGTTTCAGTAACCCCGGTAGTGGTTGTTCCGGCGGGCGCAGTTGTCGTGCCTCCTACGGTAGGAGCGGTTGTCGTGCCCCCTGCGGTAGATGCGTCTGTTCCAGCGGTGGTAGCAGGATGACCCTCCGCAACAATAACTGGAGCCGTAGCAGTCTGCGTGCCGCCCCCAACTACGCCACCGAGCACGCCCTGAGTCAAAGCCTTATTTACATCAACAGAACCGGTCAAGGCAAGATCCACAGCCGCCGAAGATCCACCCTCCTGTACAGTCTCAACGACCCCTTCAGAACCAGTCCTTCCGACTACTCTAGTAGTGTCTGCGGTAACGCCCTTTCTAATGATGTCATCAAATTTACCTAAGCTAAGATCAGCCAATTTCCCAAGAGTCGCTTGAATGACTGCTTCGGTGCCTCCGGCCACCACACCAGCTACTCTTGCATCTTCCAAGGCTTGCGTGTGCGTTTTTCCAGCCTTGACAGCATCGTCGTAAGCGTTGATCGCCTCTCCACCACCTGTTTCGGTGGTATCAATTACACCACTTGCAGCAATAATGCCTCGCGCCGTACCACCACCTAAGAACAGCGCAGGCAATTCCTGACGCAATTCGACTATCACCTGACGCCCGAGGCCGCTAGTACCATCTAATATGCGACCCGCTACCACGCCTAGTTTTTCAATACCGGATGCGGCATCCACAAGAGCCTGCGTTGTTTGCCAATTCTGCGTGTCTTGCGGGCCGGTGCCTATAGATTGGCCCTTTAGGACATTGCTGTTGCCAGTCGTAATCATGGCATCAGCAAGTGGCTTGTTATCTAACAATAAGGCCATCCCGCCAACCGCGTCTTTTTGCAGATTTCCGGCCGCTTCAAGCGCGGTACTTACGCTCTGTGTGAAGGGGCTATCAGGATTGTTCCTCAGATAATCATTAGCAGCCGCAGAACTCATCTGCATGGTGTCCTGCAAGAACTTCCCGACCTTCCCCCAAATACTCGTAGATTCGACCACCGGGGACGCTTGTGTTGTCTGGGCTGTTGCAGCGGCTTGATTATTGCCAAGTGCAGTAGCGGCGGCGGTGGCATCAAAGCCCGTGTAACCGCTGCCACGCCCAGCGCCTGCTGTTGTTGATGTAGCTCCGGGCACTACATTGGTTCCGGCCAAGTCGGGGCGCTCGGCAAAGGTGGCCGTAACAAATTTGTTTCCTCGCCACTCAAAAACATGATTTGGGCCATACTCTTTTCTGGCAAGAGCAAATGCTGCATCTCGTGTCGGAGCGTTGGCAATTTCAATGTCAACCAATTGCCGGCGGGTCTGTTCACCACCCGCTCCGGTGGGCACCGTCATGGTGTACTCTTGGCCTCCGAACACAAACCCGGAAGCGGCGGGGTTACGGACGCGGGCTAGGGCCGCAGCTTCTTCGGGAGTGTTTGCTTCATCATTTTTAATGATGGGTCGATCTGCTCTAGTATCAGTAACGATACCAATACCGTCAATAGCATTCAACTGCGCCAGCACTTGCTCACCACCAGTTCCAGTGAGAGTCGTAAGCGTGTAGTCTTTTCCGTTCCAACTAAAACCAGATGCAGCAGGATTTATCTTTCTTGCAGCATCGGCGGCTTCTTCTGGAGTAGCGGCTTTATCATTTCCGATAACTGGACGATCTACCCTTTCTCCAAGATAAGCAAAATCGTCTTTGTCGCTTTCTGGGAGTAATGTACTCTCTGTCACAGCCCCAGTTTGAACTCCTTTAGATAGAGCTATGCCAGCCGCCTTGGATGCCTCTTCAAGCGCTAAATTAGAGTCGCCAGTCATCTGATAGACTGCATCAAAAGCGTCTCCTGCTACTCGTCTAATGGTTTCATTGGCACGATCCATCCGGGCAAAATCTCCTGTTAATCCAAGAGAATCAAGCGCTCTTTCACGCGCAAGATCATTTGCCCTATCTGCCCTAGCAAAATTACCGGTAGTTCCTGCCGCCTGACTGGTCATTGATTTGGCAAACGCCATCGCGTCATCTTCTGACATGCCCGCGTTGATGCCTGTCAAATACATTGTCATCTCAGCATTTGGATCAGCAGCTTTGGTTGTTTGCGTTGCTGCATTAACAATATTGCTAAGATTTTTAACCGCCCCAAGCATTGCCGTGGGGTTGCCAGATTGAATAGCCTGTACGGCATTTAATGCCGCCGATGCTACTTTTAAATCTGAGCTTCCAGTCAGCGAGGCGGCGGCGCTCAAAATTTGCGATGGATCGCCGCTGGCAAGTGCTTGTGCCGCATTAACGTATTTAAGGGTATCTGTTAACTCTGTTGGGATTGTAAAACCCGCCCCACCCAAAGCGCCCGCACCGGAAGCAATTGCGCCGAGAATATTCCCCTGCTCAAGCGCTTTTACTGCATTAAGACCTTGTACAAACGGCGCGGCTCCCGGAATAGCAAGACTAGCAGCGTATAAAGCCGCATCTCGCAACACTGAGTTGCTTGTGTCTTGATATACACGTTTATCTGTTATGTTACCTGCGGCGTCGTAAGTAGTAACTACGTGGGTGTCTTTATTTCCTACATCTAGGTCAACTATTGAACTTACAAGGTTTCCGCTTGTGTCGTAAGTGTCAATCGCAATACCATCGTTATTACCAACCCTAACCTGTCTGATGCCTTCATAACCAGTTAGGTTTCCATCCATATCCCCCGTTGCTTTGATTGACGAGCCTTCATAATCTACTGGAGCGCTTGTGTAGCCCTCAAGTTTCTGGCCCGCCTCTAAGTCAACATAATTTGGAAACAGCGATAATCCGCCTACTTGCGAAGAAATGTTTACAGGCGCTCCAGTGGTGCTTTTAGTTACCCCAATATTAGTAGGAGTACTTAAATTCAACCTTTGCAGTTCTTCTGCGGACAATAGTGGCGCTGTGTCTTCGTAATCAAGATAGTCATCATCTCCACCACGAATAGCGGCAGAAGATAGCGGCGCAGCAGTCGGTGTGGGAGTGGTGGTCGGTGCAACAGAAGATAGAGGTGCGGTAGTCGGCTTTGCAATGGACATCCATAATGCGTTCTCGTCTGGGCTAATAGATTCACCAAATTGGTTTGTCCAATACGCTAGTCCTTCGGCATCAGGTTCCCTCCCAAGCACACTTCTGTATAAATTGGATACCTCATCCCTCGTCGTTGCATAGGGGTCTACCGTAGGCACGGGGGTCGGTTTAACAGAAAAATCAATACCAAACTTTTTGGTGTAGTTATCAAAATCTCCTGCGCTAAAATTACCCATGCCCGGAGCTTGTTTTAGGCCACCGCCCGTAGTGGGATTTAATAGTGCAATTGTTTGATTTTTATCCAATCCTTGTGATTGGGCATATTCCAAGCCCCGGCGAACTGCTTCTTCTTGCGAGGCATTATCAGCATAAAATTGCTGTTGTAGTGCGGCGTTTTGCGTTGTTGCCATTTATCGCACCGATGGGTTAACGGCTCCGACCAAGGCTTGTGCCCAGTCTTGCCAATCTTCAAAACCATAAGGATCGGGCGTTCCTTCGTTTGAGAACACATCGATCCCCCTCAGTCCTGCGGCCCATGACTTCCAGTCCATGCCATCTCGCGGGATTTCTAATTGCTGTTGAGCGTACAGTTCGCACATGAGCGCCGCCCACGACTCAAAAGTGTGATACCTTGGATCATAGATAAGAGCAACAGGTGCGACACTCATTAGTATGGCCTTGCATCGCCGACATTTGCGTTGAGAATAACCTTGCCCAACTGGTAGTTCCCGCCAGAGACATTTGACAAGAATTTGAGCCTTAGCTCTCGTCTTTGCTCACGCATGTCTATTTTATTTGTATCTGGATCAAATACATAGGGGCCGGTTGTTGAATCATCCGACTGAGCATATGGTCGTCCTGTAACGTATAGCTCCATTTCCCCTGATTGGATAAAGTCTGGCTCGACTCTTTCTATGTGTAGCCAACGATTATCCCCAACAGAAGACACCTGAGACGGCCCACCCGTTACCCAGCCAAGATCATTTGTTTCAAAATAGCTTTGAATTGCTAGAGCCTGAGTATTCTGAATCTTGTCTGTTCCTATTTCATGCTGCCAGATGCACACAAAATCGGTTGTCTCAGTTATTGTTAATTCAAAACCAGAACCAGCCGGAAGTGATGCTGTAAGAGTATCTCCAATGACATAATTCTTTCCCTTGTCGTTTATGGTCACCGTGGTTACCACGTTCCCACTTACCACTATGGTTGCGGTAGCGCCAGTCCCCGATCCCCCAGTGAGCGTCCGATATGAATAAGTCCCGTTGGTATAACCAGATCCAGCACTTGTAATGGATACTACAGCAATCCCCCCAACCGCATCAATGTCAGTTGATGCATTCACGGGAAAGCGAAAAACTTGAGAGAAGTATCCGGCAGACCTACGAGCGCCGTCTGCTTGTCCTGCGTCGTACCAAGTGTTCTCTCGGATGTTATAGATAATGCAGTCGTTGCACTCTTCTGAATCTCCACGGGGGTAGAACCACCAGATCTCACCGAAACGGGGAACCTTGGTCGCCCAGACCTTTTGTCTTTGAGCGTAGTTCAAGTTGTCAAAGAACCAATTCTGGTTCATCTGGTTGGGAATCTCTTTGACCACCCCGTTGTACAAAAGAAAGCGATCTACCCCACACCAGTAATAGATACCGTCGTACTCAATGACAGACTGAGACGACAGAATGGATGATTGAGATGAGATGATGTCGTATCGCCAATACTGAGCGGGGCTTCCTACCCCACCAACAAACGACACTCGAATCAGGCTATCAAGGCTCCAGAACAACCCAGATGGAGCGTTGGAGCCACCTCGAACGGGCAACCCCTTAACGATCTTCGTGCTAGATACGTTTACCTCATTTGCATCCGCAGACACCCAATCTTCTGCATTTCCTGCACTTCCGTTTCTGATCAGGCCGTAATTTCCATATACGAAAATATACGGATGGAGAATAGTAACCCCGCCAGATACAGAGACATTGTTGTTGAATGTACCCGTCACCGCACCAGAGGCAGATGCATTTGCGCTCATGGTAATCGTTGTAGTGGATACAGAAACTACCGTGGTGCTAGCTGGAATCCCTGTACCACTAATACTTTGACCGGCAGCAATAAGTGGATTTGCCACTGCAACAGTGACCGTATTAGCCCCGCTGGTTGTGGTAATAGTGTCAGTAAAAACACCCACCTGACTGAATGTAGTTCCGGTTATATCACCAATCAAAACAGGAGTATTCTGATCATTGTCAATCTCTTGTAGATTTTGTCCCGGATGAGCCAAAAGAGATTGATTACCTGATCCACTAACATCAAAGAAAGAATCAAACTGCCACAGATTCAGGTCACTTTTTGTGAAGTTGGACAAGGTAAAATCAACAACTCCAGCACCTACCCCGTCATTGTTGATTGTCAAGGTCTGCAAACCATTGTTATAACCATTGAAGATTTGGTTAAAACCGTTTTGCGAATTAACGTAGATGCCTCTTGATATTCCAGAAACATCGCAACTGATTTCTCTAAATCCACCTATTTTTCTTGGGCGTCCGCGCTGAAAACGTACCCACTGACCATCAACATAAAAAGCCTTATCAAAAATAGTTCCATCCCTTTGAATTCCGGGTTGTGTATCTAGAGCGAATACTTTTGAAGTCATTAAAAAGACCCCCCAGAGACTCCGCCAGAAAATATTCCAGTTCCGGTCACAGAGACCCCACTTGCCGTGACATCCAACACCAAATTACCCAACACCGACACGCCAAACCTTCCAGCGCCGGGACGATAAATACCTGTGTTGATTTCGGAGGAGAAATTAAGAGACGGAGATCCAGCAGAGCCGCTGATGATGCTCAAGGCCGTACCGCCCGCTTGAGTAGTATTTGCGTTGTAGAAGTTAGTTCCATCACAAATTAAAGTAGCCTGACCCGAAGAAGGAATGGTTGCAGTTGCACTTCCCCCGATGCCCGTCGTCACCGTCAGCGTATACCCGCCAGCCGTGGTTTGGTTTGAGATGACGTACAGATTCGCAACCGGAGGATAGGTAACCGTTACGTTGCCAGATAGCGTTCCTGTGTAGAACTGGATGGTGTTGGATGCTTCGCTTGCGGTTAGGGTATACGACCCCGTTGTCACGGCCTTGGTTAATACGTTGAACTGAAACTCTGTGCTGACACCATAACCAATGGTGACATATGCCGTTCCCGTACAGACAATGAATGCAGACTCAGAGGGAGCAAAAGACTTTGTAAGGCCACCATCAATCAGTTGGCTACTTGTGGTGTTTATCGTTACCGTGCCAGTTCCGTTGTTCTTGAACAGAACGAACCAGTTATTTCCGGTGCTAGCAGCAAGTGGCAAGGTGGCTGTTGTTGTGCCACCAGTCCAGATGTACGTTTGAGCGCGGTCTGCAACAGCAAAGGTATACGAAGCAATCAAAGACGCTGTGGGGTGGCTCTGATTCAGCGTCGAGGAGATCGCTGTAAGGCCCAGACCCGCCAAAGTCGCCGCATCTGCCGACGAAGTTCCCGCACCAAAAGCAATATTCCCCCAAGTGCCTTGTTCATTTGCGTTAGTCGTGATGTAGATGTACTTTGTCTCACCCGCAGCTATGGTGATGATCGTGTTGGTTCCATCGTAATCCTTGACCGTAAATGTATTCGCACCAGTGTTTCGGATCAGGGCATCATTTCCTACTGATGTCTGATTCGCCGGGGGCATGTATAGACTCAGACCAGCAGAAGAGGCGGATACCTGCATGATCCGCGCAGCGTAGTCGTCAGTAGCGTTACCGTTGATGGGCCACTCTAACTGTGTATTAGCAGTAAGAGTGATTGCCCGAAACGAAACGTCGGTCGGCTGGATCACTTGGCCTGTGAAGGGACTGTTGTAACTCATGGTCTATCCTTAACTGTCCAAAGCAATTGCCTGACGGTCTGCCATCCGAAGTTTGTCCTCGGAAATCAAGGTCTGCATGGCTTGGTCATATATACTCCGCCACAGCGGAACTCGCTCATCGTTCTTCAAGAAAGACATTGACTGCAACAAAGACCCGTATAGAAGCGCCTGCGGGGCGTAGATCGTGAACCAGTTGGTTTGATTACTGCTATCCAAAGGTTGGATGCGCTCGTAGTACAGCACCTCAAAGGCATATGCCGCCGCCGGGGTTGGAGCGATGAGCCAGTGGGTGTAATCGTAGTCAGCGTAGAACTTTGGGACGCTTGTCTGGGCCGGGTCAGGCCAATACTCTCGCAGGTACTCGTACTTACGCAGAAGCACCGGATAGCGTTTCCCGTCCACAGTAATGTTCATGGACACCGTTTTGTGCCAACGGGCCGGCTTATCAATGATGTTTTGACCGGTCACCATGTTGCTGGTGTTGACGGTCAGGTTGCCAAGAAACTTGATTTGCGAAGCAATAGTCTGCTCCGCCAACATGATAAAGAGTGGTATCTTGTCCAGAGTCGCAGTATCAGTACGCTCCAGATACGACTGGATGTTCTCTACGAGCGAATCGTAGGTCATAACCGCAGCAACCGTCATATCACCACACCTTTTTCTTTATTGACTCGGGTTGAGGAACAAACTGTTTGCCTTGCCGGGTTCCTTCCCGCTTTGCGCGAGTTGTGGCCGCATATTCGGCTGGAGTCAACTTCTCTCGGGCCGCTTTGGGGAGATATCGCTCACCAGTAGCTTTTGGACCCTGAGTAGATGGCTTGCCAGACTTGGTTCCCCAATCTTCTTTTGTCCATTTTGAGAGCGAATTATCTGACTTTTTGGGGCCTTTGTAACCGCCGCCAGATGCTTTATATTTTTGCGTAGCCAGTTGCGCTTTACGGGCGCTCCACTGTCCCGGGCTTCCGCCTTTTCCAGATGCTTTTACCGAGGCAACGATTCGCTTCCACTTACCCGGGTTTGTCTTTTCCGCCGAACTCATGCGCCCCCCAAAAACAGGCTTTCGGCCTTTCGCCTTTTTACCAGACCCGGGAGTGTTTTACCGCCCGCTTTTGTCCAGAGCATTATTTGCTCAATAGCGCCATCCCAATCTTTCTCGTTGACTCGGCGGCGTAGTGTGCTGCTGCGGTATCGCCCCACCCCAAGATTGTAGGCAAAATCTGTTATTGCGCCTAGTGCCCAAGGATTGGATATTAGGCTCGGAGATGCCTTTAGCACGCCGGCTAAGTAATTAGACTTAAGTTCAGAAATCAGCCACTCCTCGGCTGTTTCTTTGGTGATTGGCGGATCGTCTAATTTAACCTGAGTTCCGTCGGGCTTGAATACGGTTCCGTAGCCAATCGTAGGGTATCCGGCGGGGCAGAGGTAGGGCTTGAGCCGTAGTCCCTCAAATCGTCGGCACAGAGATGCGGCAATCTCTACCGCTTCATCTATGGAAGCGGTCATAGTGTATTGATAGGGGCCGTTTGTACCCCTCTGCTTTTGCAAGCGTCCATGCCATTTTTACGCCAAAAGAGCGCAACATTTTTGACGATTCGCTGTGCTTGGCGCCCAACGCGCCAACATACCGCCCTTTTTGAGCCATATCAACCATGTTGTCTTTTGGGGTACCTAGAAATAAATGCGCCGGATTGCAGCACTTTCTGTTGTCGCACTTGTGCAACACAAAAAGGTTGTCATGGATTTCCCCGTTTGTTAGCAACCAAGCCATGCGGTGAGCCGTTTCCGGTTTGGTTGGCGTTAGCGCAAATTGCCCGTATCCAGTTGCTTTGAAAAACGAGGCGCCCCATTCCCAACAATCTTCATGTTTATTGACTTTTGACCAAAACCTGCATTCCAAACAACATTGTTTTTCTCTGCCGCCGTTTTTTCGCAAAAACATCTTGCCGCAGTAAGTGCATGAAATTGGTTTTTGGGGGGTCATTGCTTTGAACGTTCGTATACGCGCCCTACAAACCAGAAGGATATCACAAGATTAAAAGTCGCCAGATCGTCGCTACCCCACATCTGGATCAGCACCTCTTTCCAGTCACCGTTTTGCTGAATAGCAATCATGAACGCCGCAATCTTGACCGCCGCGTACAAGCCAAGGAAAGCGTAGGTAACGGTCGGCCGAACCAGTGCAGAGATGGCTGACACAAACCAGCCGGCATTCTTTGCTGTTTGGCTTTGTTCTTTGAACGCTTCTCCAATAGCGCCCATCTCGGCCATCGTCATGGATGCCTCTACCTGTCTCATGGCTATCTCGCCACGGATTCGGGCAAAATCCATCTCGGCCTGAAGTAATGCAAGCTCATGCTTGCGCTCGCTTGCGCGGTCAAACAATTTAAACACTTCCGGGGCCAGCCGGAGAAGACCGCCGAACACACCGCCAAGGAGAGTCTCAAGCATGTTTACCTCGTCAGCATATAAAGCCCAACATTGCTGAAAGCATAGCCAGCATATACGATAGCCATATACATGTTACCTTTGGTGATCTGTTCAATCGCCACTAATGCATAGGCTATGCCAACAGCAATGATGAGCCAAGAGCTCAAAAAGTTTCTCTCAAAAGCAAATACTCATCAATAATGGATCTAATTTGCTCTATAGCCATATTCTCCTCCAGATCATATTTTTCTGTTTTTCGGAGAACTTCATTTATATCATCCAGCCATGATTCAAACTGAATAGCGTGAATTGCAAAGTTGAACTCTGTCTCTTCTTCGGGAATTTCATATTCAAGTATTGCCTTCATCTTTAGCTCCTATTGAATTGATCGTCTTTCAATACGATCGTTGATTATCTTCATCTCTTCTTCAGAAACTGGTTCAGCTTTCAAAAAAAGAGTCCCATCTGCCGCCATTTGACGAACTTCTGCCAACATTTCCTGTAATTCTTCTTCTGTTCCATCCCAATCATTAAAACATCCGGGCATAAATACAATTTCTATCTCAGGGTTCTGCATATTTTTCTCCTCGAAAGTAACAAACCCCGTTATCGCGCACCGCAGCGAATTCTGGGTATAACAACATACCATTAACCCAAGTTAAAACAACAAAGCCCGACTGCCAGTTGAATCCGGGCTTTCCTTGCCGATAATTAAATTCATCTTGCCATTCATCGGCAAGCATACCTGTTTTTACGCCGTAATGGGTGTTTTTGAACCCCTTGTGAGCTTTAACACTAAGTTCATGTGTATGCCCCGTCACTATGTGGCACCCACCTTTCAGAACGTCATTCCATCCAGAATGTATCCCGTTGTGCCAGTCGTGGATGATCACACAATCGTCGTTGATATCTATCCGCAAAGAATCGTGCCAGTGGGGGAGATGGTCTCTAAGCAAAAACCCCTGCACACCCTCGAATTCAGGCACTTGAGCACTCAATCTTGTCTCGAAGCGAGCGCAGTTTCCACTAAAGTACGCTATCCCGTTCCGACGAACCATGAAATTTGTTAGCGGGACTTGAAGGCACCACACCCATCCGTTGTATTGTTCACGGAATACATCCTTTTTCTCTATTCTTATTTTGGGCTGTTTTACAAGCCACAATCTTTGGTGCCCACGGTTGTCTGTTGCAAGGCGGGCGCGGTATCCATGATGAACGGCTACCTCCTGAACGCTCGACAAGAACTCTGAGCGGCCATACAGCACACAACCATCCCCCAGCCTGTTGTACGTTCCGTCCCCATCAATCAACGCCTCCAGCAAAACATCAAATTGTCTTCCAGATAAATCATGCGCCCACTGCGGCAGCTTTGTTTTTTCTGGCAAATACTCTTTTATTGATTTTGCAAACTCGGCAGGTATACGATACTGAGCGGAAAGCATTGATTTTTTTACCAACTCCCTTCCGCAAATATGGGTGTTAGAACGCTGTCTTTCGGTTAGTTTATACGGAAGATTTAGTTTGGAAAGAAGCGCCTCTATTTTTGACCGGCCCTCTGTTTTGGACTGATAGATGGAAATACCCCATTCTTCCAAAGTGCCGTCAGTCAAAATCCACCCGCACATCCTAATCATGTCATCAGATATTGGGGCATCTGGGCTATCCGCGAAAGAAGAGACGGGGATATTGAAAGAATGCGGCAAATCGTCAGCCTCTCTGTATTCCCTAATATCGTATTGTTTGGTTTTCCAATTCAGTCTGTCCAACAATACCCTGTGTTTCGGGGTGACGGACATGCTCATTCGGGTTTTCTCAATTCTTACCATCTCGCCCGAATATTCATATTTGATGATTTCTTTGATCGGCGACCAAACAGGTTTATCATTATCAAGAGAAAGAACGCTATCGTCATGACGAATGTCTTGATATGACACCCAGCCCCGTTGAGTTAGGCATTCTGTGGCTTCGTCAAAACAGTGATTCCCATACGTTCTTAATAGTAAACATCCAGCAGGCCGGATTTTCTCAATATCTCCGAGCCTTTCTTTTACGGCTTCAAGCTCTTGCTGAATGGTTGGTGCTTTATGCCAGCGGATTCGTGCGTGTCTGGATGCCATGCCCCCATCTAAAATGTCCCCGTTCATAATCACGGCTTTAACATCTGTGCCAAGATCAGATAGCAAGTTACACAGGGCTTTGTGGGCTATGGGGGTGTATCCGGGGCTGTAGTGGGCGTCTGATCCCACCAAGATGATTCCGCTATCAATAGAGATACGGTGAACATCTCTCCGGGTGGAAAGCACTAGATCGACCGATGCGGCTTTATAGGCAACTGCTTTTTGAGAAACGCTTGGCAGCACAATGCCCTTTTTCGCCAGCCTTTCTCTTCGCTCGTACACCGCCCTAGTGCTGATGCCAAGCTCTCTTGCTACCCCTGTGGGACTTGGATTTCTCTGCCATATTTTGATGAAACCTTCTTCGTCAACGGCTGGCAGAGTCATGTCATTTCCCCAATATCTTTTCTAAGACGTTGATCACCCGATGCTCCGCAGCAGATAGGGTTTCGGCGTTTTGCGGGTGGGCCTGTGCTGCTGCTATGAGGTCGTGCAAGAAGACGTGTAAACACTCGTGAAGGGCCGTATTTTTTAGCGCCTTCTCTGTAATTTCTTCCGAGCCAAAATCTCCCAACCGGTAGGTTGCTAGTCTTGCTGTGGAGTCCATGTCCACATCGGCCATACACCCTTTGGCGGCTTTTTTCTTGCCGCGCTCGATGCGCCAGTCAACTAGATTAAGGGTCTGCTGCCAGTGTTTTACGTAAAACGCAAACCGTTCGGTCTGCTCAAAATTCGGCACATTCTGAGATTTCATGCGGCCTCCAGCGTGCCTTTATACGACAACAAACTGACAGTTTTGTGAAACCCTAAAAGACTATGACTAATGTCAGCCAAACAAGGCAGACAGTCGCCACACAGAGGCAGGTTGCAATCACAAGGGAGAGCAACCAATCGAACATCACACTATCTTCAGTAGCTTAGCAACATACATTGCCAGCAAACCAGCCGCGCCCCACACTGCGGCATAAACCCATTTAGTAGCCATGGACTGACTACTGTTCTCTTTCTCAAGCTGATCTACTCGACTATCTATTCGCTCAATAAGTTTAAAGATTCTTTCTTGTGCCTCAAGCATGTTGGCCTGTCTTTCATCAATCAGGGCAAGTTTGGTCAGCGCGTTTGCTACGTCACGCATGACTACCTTCATCTCTCCCATATCCTCATGAAGGGTTTCCACCTTATGAGTCAATAAGGCCATTTCAGTTTCTTGAGACATTATTCGCTCCCAATAGTCGGCCCAGCCGATGAGCCACCAATTTCTACCTCTGGCACCGGCTCATTTTGCGGCGGCACGAATGCATCGGTAGCCTCGTCGTATGTGTACCCGATGCCTGCGTAGCGTTGCCGGATGTTGCCGTTGTAGCTCGTCTGCACCCAGCGGCCACCGAACAAACGCTCGCAGAAAGCTGCGCCGATGTGTTCCTTCTCGACTCCGTGGGCGTCGGCGGTGTCCTTGTTGGCAATTACCACAACACGTAGTACGGTGTTGTTGTCGTCCAGTTCGCAGAAATGCGCCATCTAAATCTCCAGTTCAGTTAATTCGTCGGCACCCCCGACAGTGCCTTTGAGAAAGGTGTTGAACGATATGCTGATGCGTTCTTCTTTACCGTCTGCAAGTCTGTCAACCATATGCGTCAGGTGGGATGGAAACATAATCACATCGCCCTGATTGACCTTGAGCCACCAGCTTTCAGAGTTGTACAGGTTGTACGTCTCTGCTGGCAGTTTTATTTGCTGATACCCATCACGATAGAAATAAATCCGGTCATCGTTTGCGGCTATGTACAAACAGCCAGAGACAAACGAATTAGGATGTGCGTGCTTGTGATGATGCTGGCCGGGCTTGGTGTAGTTCACCCACGATTGTGTGACGTATGCCTGCACCTGATGCTTTGGTGAGTAGATGCCTTTCATGTATTCATCAATACACGTGCCAACAAACATGGCAAGTCTCTGCATCTGCGGCTCACGCAAGACGTAGTTGTTCTTGCTGGTGGTGTTTCCCTGATTGGGGCGCTGTTCCAGACTGCGGACAAAATCAATCTCGTCCTTGTCCAGCACAAGGTTCCAGAACGCTACCGGCGTGGGAAACAGGCTCTCTATCCTCATGCGGCCTCAAGCATCTTGTTGAACCCGGTGATTTGTTCAATCTGTTCCGGCAGCAGGATGGTGTTGATGGAGTCCTCAAAGGCTTTAATCTTCTCCATCGTATCCATCAGTTCTTCCCAAGTAGGACACGGGCGCGGGTCTTCCCAACGGGTAATCATAGTGTTGGAGATTTCCCACTTAGCACCCGGACGAAGCAGGTGCATTGCCGTGTCGATGCCGTACATCAGGTAAATCTTGGTTTCCATTGTTAAGTCCACTTGATAATTACGATGCCTGAGCCGCCATTACCACCACCTGAATTTGGTGTATCCCCGGAACCTCCACCACCACCTCCAGTATTAGCTGTACCTGCAACACCATTTGTTTTATCCCCGCGACCAGCTCCGCCACCACCTGCGCCGCCCGAGCCACCGCCAGTGCTTCCCGGACTGAGGGTGTCACCACCACCACCGCCCCCGGCATAAGTTACTGAAGAACCTGAAATGGAAGATGCGGTTCCAGCACCGCCATTACCTCCCCGAAAGCTTGGAGTTTCATCTGCCCCCACGGAAGACGCTCCACCACCACCGCCACCGGCGCTACCAAAAGACCTACCTCCATTATTTCCTTGGCTTGGCGAAACGGATGGAACATTCCCATTTCCACCAAGACCGCCACTGTCATTTCCGCCACCTCCGCCACCAGAGCCACCAGAAGCACCAGTTAATGCCGGATTCATTCCGCTCCCGCCGCCTCCACCGCCAGCAGCAGTTATTGTGGAAAAAGTAGAATTACTCCCGCTTCCACCTTGTTGCTGGGAGTTGTTTAAATTACTACCGCCAGCCCCAATGGTAATTGTGTATGTTGTACCAGCCGTTACCGATAATCCAGTACCAGTGCGGAAGCCACCAGCACCCCCTCCACCGGCCCTAGCTTTTCCACCAGCACCCCCACCAGCAACGACTAGGTAATCCACACTAGAAACACCAGTCGGGCATTCCCACGAGCCAGAGGTGTAGAAGATTGCGGTCTTAGTAGTAGCGGGTGCGGTGTATTTGATGATTACGATGCCTGAGCCGCCATTGCCAACGGCAGCACCATCCCAACCGCCGCCGCCACCGCCTCTATTGGCAGTTCCAGAAGTGCTTGGGTTAGAGTTTCCACCACCGCCCGTGCCACCTGTGCCGCCACCTGACACATTGTAGCCACCGCCGCCGCCTGCGTAGGTCACAGAAGAACCACTAATAGATGACGCGGTTCCGTTTCCGCCGCCGCTACCAGCGCCGCCGGTTGCTCCAGCAGCGGAAGCGCCGCCGCCGCCACCGCCGCCAGTTCCGGTTGATCCGTTGCCGCCATTATTTCCTTGAGATGGCGAAGTGCTGGGCGTGTTCCCGGTGCCACCAGCACTGCTACCGTTTCCTGCGCCACCGCCACCAGAACCGCCGCTGTTTCCTGTTAATGTGCCACCGCCACCACCGCCGCCGCCGCCATTAGAAGTGATTGTGCTAAATACAGAATTACTACCAGAGGCTCCTTGGCCATTTGTGGTTCCTGCGCCGCCGCCGCCAACAGTAATGCTGTAAGCGGTGCCTGCGGTTACAGAAAAACCTGTGCCTGTTCTAAATCCACCAGCGCCACCGCCACCAGCAGAGTTAAGGCCGCCGCCACCCGCGCCTCCAGCAACCACTAGATACTCAACCCCTGTCACACCAGTAGGGCAAGTCCAAGAACCAGAAGCGGTAAAGGTTTGGATGACGACATAGGGGCCGCCAGCGATAACAGAGAACAGCCCAAAGCCACGAGCAGATGCCGCACCGAAGGTAATGGGTAGTGGCATGGTGTGTCCTTACGCGAACTTGGTTTGGCTGGCGAATGCCGTAAACGTAGCAGACCCAGTTTTCACGACAGTAATCGTATAAACATCAATCGAACTGGCGTTACCGGCGGTAAAGGCCGAGCCACCTTGATACTTGGGAGTCACCGCGCTACCGTCGATGTTGAGTGCGGTCTGGTAATAGGCCGTGGAACCATTAGTCACAAGGAAGGCAATCGTAATCGACTCACCAGTAGACATCAGAGTATCCAATGACGTACCAGACGACCCACGGATGTTCAGCGTCCAGTTACCAGATGCGTTAGAGGTGTAGTACAGGACAGACTGAGTGGTTACGTCATAGTCGATCGTGCCAGTAGCAGCAGTCGCGGATACCGTGCAGACTTCTTTGGCGTTGGCAAGTTTTGCGGCGGCTACGCTGCTTGAGCCGCTAAAAGTTTGAAGTGCGGTGAAGGTTTGTGCCGTGGCTAATGCTGCAAGCGTACTTGCTGAATCAGGCAGGGTGTACGTTCTTGCCGCTGTCGGGCCGCTGAATGTGATGACTTGCGTGGCAACAGGAATCGTCGTGTCTGCATCGGGAAATGTAGCCGTGCGACTAGCGCCAAGGGTCGCGGTCGTAAATGTCACCCGATAAGAGGATGACCCACCGTTCCGCCCTTGCAAAATAAAACCATCGTTTGTGGATGTCCGTGCAAAAGCCTGCCCGGTGGCGTTGTAGAAAGTATTCGCTCCCGTGAAGGCGTTGTTGCTTGCTAGAACAGCGTCACCAGACGCACCAGCGGCTGAGGCTAGCAGGGTCACCACACCCGAACTGTTCTCGCAGTACAACTTCATGTCTGCGATGTTCAATCCCAGTTCTCCAGCAATCAGATTGCCCGCCGTAGGAACTGTAGAAGCGGTTGTCGAGTGATACAGTTGAATTGGTGTTGATCCAGCAGCAGCCATTAGAAAGTTCCCCCTGAGATACCACCAGTGGCAGTCAATATTCCACTGGACGGATTAAATGTTAACTTGGTTGATGTTACCTTTTGCGGAAGGTTGCCGGTACTCGCAGTTACCCACGTTGGGTACATCGTTGCGTTAGTCGTCGTGTCGTCTGTAATAGCAGTGTTGGTTGCATCTGTAGCCGATCCAACACTTAAAGACGATTGATTGCTCCATGTCGGCGTACCGGCCCCACCTGACAAAAGAACTTGAGAAGCAGTACCGGCAGAACTGAATGCATAAGCCGTTCCAGTGCCATAAGCAATTGCACCAGCGGTAGGCGTCGCTGTGGCATTCGTGCCGCCATTTGCAATAGCAAGCGTGCCCGCCATCGTGATGGTGCCAGACGTAGTAACAGGCCCACCGGAGAACGTCAGGCCAGTCGTACCACCATCTACGTTGACACTTGTCACCGTGCCCAATGGATTAGCGGCCCATTGGAAGGCAGATCCAGACCACTCTAGGAATGTGTTCGCAACCGTTGGGGCAACAGCAAATGACGTAGCCCCAGCCCCGGTGTTGAAAACAATCTGATTAGCTCCGCCCCCGGCTACGTTCGTTGCGGCTGTAGCGGTAGCGGCGTTCCCGCCGATAGACAAAGCCGTAGCGGTTCCAGTCAAACCAGTGCCGGGGCCGGTGAACTGTGTACTAGCGGTGATTGTCGTACCAGTGACAGCGGCAGCCGTTGTGCCACCAATAGCCATGTTGTTGATGGTTCCCGCCGTCGCAGGGTTGATGGTCACCGATCCACTACCAGTTGGGGCGATAGAAACACTGGCATTTGCGGGGTTGATGTTTGTGGCAACCTCTAAAGAAAGGTTACTTCCCCCACCGGCACCCCATGCAAGTTGACTTGTGCCCGTTGCATTACGCAACTGCCCACCCGCACTACCCGCTGCGTCGAAGGCAGGACTAACTACCTTTGTAGTGGCCGTTATAGTGCCTAGCGTGATATTACTTACCCAATTCGGCGCTGTTCCAGTTGATGCCAGAACTTGATTAGCCGTTCCGATGGCAAGTTTGCTGAAAGCCGTACCAGAGGCGTAATATGTAATATCCCCGGCGGTATAAGAAGATAGCCCCGTTCCGCCGTTAGACGTTATCAGAGTTCCACTTAGGGTTACCGCACCACTAGTAGCACTATTCGGGGTAAATCCAGTTGTGCCCGCTGAAAACGTAGTTACTGCAACACCAGATAGCGTAGTCCACTGCGGCGCTGATCCGGTTGATGTCATTACCTGACCATTTGTACCTATGGGGAGCTTACTAAATGACGTACCAGAGGCGTAATAAACGGTATCCCCCGCTGTATAGGAAGATAGTCCAGTGCCGCCATTAGAGGTAATTAACGTGCCTCCAATGGTAATTACCCCGGTTGTTGTAACTGGCCCCCCAGAGGTGGTCAGACCCGTAGTCCCGCCAGAGACATTGATTGAACTAACACCAACGCCAGCCGCTATAGAGTTCCAAGAATTATTTGTATACCCTTCAAATGTTGCGGTATCGGTGTTGTATCGAATAGTTCCGTTGAAAGGGACTGCGGCTCTGCTCCCCGTGTTTCCAACGGGAACAACTATTCCTTCGCTCCCCGGCACCACGGGGTTGTCGGACAGCCCTACGGTCGGGTTGTTTGCGGCACCGTCTCCATCCGCTACATCGATCTCAGAGGCCGTTCCGACAATTGACCGGGGGGTAACCGTACCGTTGTTCGGCAACGCCACAAGCCCAGCTCCAGAGGCGTTTGCAAGGCTTAAAACCTGCCCTGTAAGCGAGATTGCGGGGTTCCCTGATACACCGTCCCCATTAGAAATAGAAACGCCGTTGGTGGCCGTTGTGATTGTTCTGCTCGTTACCGTAGACAGGCCAGTCTTGACTTGAAACCCATTCCCCGAGGAATTCAGGCTTGCCGCAGCACCCGCCAGGTTGATTCGCAGGAAAGACTGCGCCCCACCATCTGTCAGGCTCAGATTCGCATCTGTGGATAGATACCGGCTGTTGTTCAGTGTCGGTTCGTTGTTCAGCGTCAGAAACGTCTGGGTCTGAACAGGAGATCCCGCAAGAGCAGAGGCAGTTGTCTTAACTGTCCCGCCGTTCTGAACAATTGGAACCAGTTCTGACCCGGTAATTGCTCCAGCGGTTGGTAGCTGGGTGATCGTGACATTAGGCATTGTTCACCGCAATTCCATCGAGGTTCCCATTATTTTCCGGTGTTTGAGTGTTCCCCTCAGTAGAAATCACCCAATCTCCCTGATTATCTGCTACAAGCTCATTTGGATCAACAGCGACAGAGACATCTGGACGGGGAAAACGAAGGTTGATTCGCTCGGTCTTTCTAGCGGGTAAGCGATAAGGATCTTTCTCGTCCGCACATCCCTGTTGGCACACCCTCAAGCCAGCAAAATTAGGATCTGGCATCTGCTCATCTAGCGCCCTTTTCATGCGACATCTGTCACAGATGAAGATAGCAAGAGATGCATTCCCGATGGTGTCAAGGAACATTCCCATAACTGCTACAGCGTGTAAACAGAAATATTCGGCGCGAAGTAGATCGGCGATTTGTCTCTTTCTTCCACCTCGGCCAGCGCCAGCGTTTTCTCGGCCTGCGCTTCAAGGTACTGGATGCGATTTACATCTACTTGGGGTAGTTCCATCGCCATCTGGTGGGCAAGCATGTTCACCACGGCCAGATACCAGCGCTGCGGGATTTGGAGTTCGTCCGTCAAATCTCCGACATCCATGATTTGTTTGGAGTACCACACCGTCATCTGCACGAACGGGTCACTCGGAGTCGGCCAAAGGTAGATTTCAGGTTGCGGGATTGTTCTGTTGAACCAGAACTGGTACGGTTGGTTTGCTGTAAAGTTTTTGTTTGGCAAGTTGGTGTAGTCGTCCCTGTTCAGGCGGCTCATTGTGATTTCGCGGGAATTATTCCCAACGTAAAACTCGCGCAGCGCCAAAGTGGTGCCGCCAGAAGCCCTTACACGGTAGTATTGAACCGTCTGCCCGGGATCAATGTCAGTCCAGATCCATTGATTGTCGGTTACGACTACGGCCCCAAGGTTATCTAAGGTGTTCCAAGTCGATCCATCGGTGGAATACTCAAGGGTCAATGTCCAAGTTGCACTTCCGCCCCCAGAAACATAGGGTAAAAGTCCAATAGACCCAGCATAAATAGGGTTGTCAGTGCCAAAATCTACGGAAATGTTGCCGTTTGCGCTTGTTTGCTGGCAAAAGGTGTCTACATCATTATCTGCAACATTCGCAACAGTCCCTCCGGCGCTCGTTGTATAGCTTCCAGAAGGTCTGTTCATTGTCCGATACAAAGCATTCAGGACATCATTAGACCCCGTGGGTAGCGTATAGATGTACTTATTCGCCTGAAGGCCAATAACCTCCTTCTTGACTGCCCAGTACTGGATACCAATGTTGATCAGATTGGTCAGGACGAAACCAAGAGATTCCCGGGCGCTCAGAATTTGCTCAGAAGTAAGCTCTTCGGCTAGCTTCCCGCACCGACGAGCGGCATGGTCAATGACGGTCTGGACGTTGTAGACCTGACCATAGGTGTCTGAGTAAGCCATTTTTCACCTCTACCAACCCGGACAGTTCCAGCGTCTCATGGATGCCCGCGCACGCGAACCTTTCTCGCTCTTTTCAGCGATTGGTTTCATCCGGGCACAGAAAGAATCCTTTCTCGGGCCTCCTTGGGGCTGTGGAGCCTTCAGGTTTGATCCTGTTTCCCGGTTGTACTTGGCGCGTCCTTTCGCCGTAAGACCCGCGCCACGCTCGA